TCAGTCCGCCCCCTCGCCTGCCAGCCGGATCGCCATTTCAAGTTGGTCGCAGGTCCGGAACTTGCCGTCGCGGATCGCCTCCAGCAGCTCACCCTGGATCGACGGGTCTGCCGACGACAGAAGCCGCGCCTGGTACGGGCTGACCACGCCATTGCGCAACGCGGTCAGAACTTCCTCGCTCAGCTTGTCGAGCATGGCGATATAGTGCTGCACCGAGCGCGGCGAGCGCTTTGCCCCGGCGGCGATGACCGACGTGCCGACACCCTGCTCGCGGAGCGACCGCCATTCCTCGGCCATCGCGACAGGATCGTCCTCGGCATCGATCGCCGGATCGGGCAGGCCCAGCAGGAGCCATAGGGCCCAGGCCTTCTCCGGACCTTTCAGGCGGCGGCATTCCTCGACCGTCGCGATTAGGCGCGGGAGATCCTCCATTGCCGGCAGGATATCGCGGTAATGCGCGGACGCCGCCGCTTGCGGCAGCGCATAGCGGCCGGTCCTGCGCAAAGACGGCAGGACCTCATGCGTCACCCACCGCTTGAACCGCTGTGCCGACGGCTTCCGGCTTGTCAGGATCAACGAGTAGAGGCCGGCCTCACTTATGATTGAAATCTGCGCAGCCCGGCAATCTGCAATACCCTGTATAGTATCAAGGGTATCTATGGTTGCTTTTTCATCATCGTCCAATCGACGAACTGCATTGGACGTACTTCCGACTTCCAGCACCCGGCACACGTCCACCGCCACGAACCAAGGTCCGCTGTCACGATTGAGCACCCGAACCGCAACGCCCTCGAAGTCGAAAATCTCAAGATCTTTCATACCCCACTCTCCTTACATCAGGCCGCCCCGTCGCCGCCGAGACGGCGGCAGATGGTCGAGGCCATTTTCAAACCGCTCAGAACCGCCAGGAAGCGGTTCCCACCCCGGTCGTAGGCGCTCGAAAGCTGCCTGACCGCGATTTCATCCTCCGCCGCCACCTGACGGTAACGCGGGAACTCGATTACCTCTGCCATGTCGACACCTCCATAAATAGGCATTTGGCCTATTTATATGCAACTTGCCTGTTGCGTCAAGCCGCTTAATAGGCACAATGCATATTTATGAACGAAGCCCAATGCAGAATGGCCCGTGCAGCACTCGGTTGGTCGATCCAACAGTTGAGTGGCAAATCGGGAGTCAATAGAAACACCATCACCAAGTTTGAGCGTGGTGAGGATGTGCGAACATCAACCGTCAATGCCATGCGCTTAACACTTGAAGCCGCTGGCGTGATCTTCATTGACGAAAACGGCGAAGGCCCGGGCGTGCGTCTCCGCAAAGGTGGTCATTAGTAGTGACACCCTTTGCGGCGCCCCCAGCTTTATGCCGCGCAAGCCCCAGGTTCTGTCCGGCCCTATGCAAAGAGGCAGGACCTCGTGTTACACCCACCGCTTGAACTGCTGCGCTGACGGCTTCCGGCTGTTCAGAAACAGGAAGTATAAATCGGCCTCGCTGATGATTGAAACCTGCTACGCCGTGCAATCTGCGATACCATCGACAGTATCGAGGGTATCTATGGTTGCTTTTTCATCATCGTCCAATTGACGAACTACATCGGACGAACTTCCGACTGCCAGCACCCGGCACACGCCCACCGCCACGAACCAAGGTCCGCTGTCACGATTGAGCACCTGAACCGCCACTTGAAACCTGACAAGGGTCTAAACACTGTTTAGACCCCACCCTGCGACTAACATCCGGATTATGGATGTTAGTCCACACGCCAGCATTCAAAAGCACGGCGACATTGCCGACACGCATCACCGCAAAGGGTGTCGATAGTACCGACACCCTTTGCGGCATCCCAGCCTTATGTCCCGCAAGCCCAGAGGCCGCTCAATTGATTAAACAAAGAAAGCGCCCCAGGGGTACTCACAAAATGAGTACCCCTGGGGCGTAAGTTCAGACTTGGAGGCAGGGGAAATCTTAGTCGCCGGCGGCGTCCCATTCGCGGCGGGCGTCGGCATAGCGGGCGCGCGCCTGGCGCAGGTATTCGTTGGCCTCAGCCTCGTTGCCGGCATTGCTCGCCTCGATCGCGCGGGTCGCGAGATCGCCAACGGCCATGGCGGTTTTCAGCAGCTTGAGCGCTTCGGTCATTTCAACATCCCCTTCAGCGTGGCGGCGACGTCCCGAACGACCGCCACCGAAGCGGCGGGATCGACGGGACTGTCCGGAAGACAGAGCGGGTCCGCGATCGCGTTCGCCCGATCGACGGCGGAGACCGTCTCCCGGGAGAGCGACCCGGCCTCACGCAGGACGGCGAGTTCCGACAAGGCCGTGGCGTACCCGTCGCAGGCGACCGCCAGCGACGCCGCCGCGCGCGTGCCCGCATCGCCGGCGCAGCCCGCCAGCAGCAACAAGGTGAGCGCAAATGCCGCCATGGCGGCCATTGGCGACGCATGGAGCGACGAACCGCCGGCCGCAGAGACCCCGGTCTTCGTGACCAGGCGCAGCACGATATTCACGACGCCCATGACACCGGCGATGATCGTCGCCTGCGCCTCCGGCGTCAGGCCGAGATCCACGCCGAAGACGGTCGCGATCGTCGCGATCAGCGACAGGATGTTGGCCCAGATGGTTTTCGAGGCCCAGAACGGTTTCGAGTCCATGACCGGACCCTCCTTTCCTTCGATTTAAGGGAATCGCCCCGCGAACGGTTTTCGCAGCGCTAACGGGCCGTCAGTCGACCCAGGACCCGGTCGCCCGGGTTTCGCGCACCGCCCGATCGAATTTCTCGGGCGAAACGACGAGCTCAAAATGAGGCAGGTCGTGGAACGTCTGGTCCCGGTGGGACCAGTCCATATCCCAATCCCCGCCCCAACGGATGGCGACGCCCTGAACCGCAGCGGACGCCTGCAGCACGCCCGCCATGCGCACAAACGGCTCGCGGTCGTTCCACGGGATCGCGCCGCCAATAAAGGGCGCGACGTCGACCGCCAGTGACGGCGAAACATTATGCCGCGACGACCAAGGCTGCGCCTTTGAAAGGCCGCGCTTAACCAGGTCGGTCTGTTTCTCGGCCGAACGATGACCTTCAATGATGGTCAGATCGACAATCCCCCAGCCGAGCGCCCGGGTCAGGATCGCCTGCAAATGCGGATGGCAGGTATGCAGCCGGTCGCGGCTGGTATTTGAGAACCGAAACGGCATGATTGTTACCCCTGAGCTTTCGGCAGGTGACGGCTGGCGAGCCAGATCACAATCGTCTCGATCCCGCGCGGCCCGATATAGGCGATGGCGACGACTGCGCCGTTCTTCACCGGTCCGGTGAAGCCGAGATAGGAGGCGATACCATCGGCAACGAAGGCGACGGCCACAGCCACGGCCGTTTCCCAGACCAGGTGCAGAGACCAGAATTTCCGGCGCTGCTTCTGAACCTGCTGGACATGGAAGGCCATCCGGCCGATCCAGCTGAAGAAAAACAGCGACGTCAGGCCATAGATCGCCTTCACGAGATCCGCCGGCACGTATTTGTCGATCAGGTCAAACATGGCTTAACCTTCCAGATCGACGGTCAGGGTCGCCGGCCAATGGCTATCCTCCGCGAAATCGGCAGGCGGTGCGGCCCGCAGCACCGCAGACGTCGCCAGCACGGCCGCGCGATGGCGCAGAAGCGCCTCGTAGATCGCGGCGGCGGCGGCGGTATCGGTCAACGTCAGGACGTTTCCGGCGGCGGTGGCAAAAGTGACCCCTTCCACCGGCACAAGGGCGCGTTCGAATGCGTCCAGCATCTCGGAAACGCGCTGTACCGACGCATCGTCCCCCCGGAACGCCGCGCCATCGACCAGGATACCGACCGCGATCCGCCGCTCGGCCTCCGCCGCGATATCGTCGGCGGTCACGGGGCGCACGCTATAGGCCGGCAGGGCGAGACCGTCACCGGACAGATCGCCGCCGCCGCCCGCGACATGGCGCGACGGATCGAAATCCGAGGCCGGATCGACCGCGACCAGACCGACCCGCTCGGCCAGCTCCACGTCGCTGTAAGCCGTAACGTCGGTGTGACGATAGATCGCCCCGTCGATCACCGCATCGGTGCGGATCGGCCGGGGAACCGGGACGCCGACGACGCTGGTACGGTCTTCGGACAGCTTCATATAAAGCGTCATCGCGGGCGCTCCTTAAACGATGTTTTCGATAAACTGGGCTTCTGCGACGATCCAGACCGGGATCGATCCGCCGCCGGTCAAGGCCGTCGGGCGCAGCCGCGCCGCGCGGGCCAGGACCGGCACCGCGACGTCAAAGGTTTGCACCGGCCCCGCGCCTTCGCCGAAACCGGTGTTCAACGCGCGCGTATCGACGACTGTCCAATCGACCAGGTCGTCGGACACTTCGAGAACGGCCGTACTGGCGAGCTTGGTACCGTTGGACGCGTTATAGGCTTGCTGGATTGACCACCGCCGAACAATCGCCCGGCAATCGTCTTCGCCGGCGCTCCAATTCCAACCGATATAGCTGGCCGTAGTGCCGGGACTTTCGGATTCCCAGTTGTTCGCCGAATTGTTGTCGAACGCGCGGTCGCCGCTGGCGCTCGCGCGGTGCCCGCTTTCGATATAGGCACCGACGCCAAGGGCGGTGATATCCCCCGTGACGCCGATGAAGCAGCTACCGATCCCGGGCCGGACCGATACGCCTTGCGGATAGAGGTGCATCAGCCCGCCTCACCCTTCAGAGTGAAGCCGATGCGTTGCCCCGCCACGCTAGACCCGACCTGCGTGACCTTGAATGTAAGTCGTGTCCCCGCCGCCAGCGTCAGGCTTGCGGCTCCGGCGGTAAAGGCACCGGCCGTCATAGCGTTGGCCCCGGCCGCGAATTGAGGCGCTGTCTGGAAAATCGTCGCCCCGTTGGCCTCAACGTCCAGAACCACCGCAGCGCCGGTCGCAGGCGCCTCGATATACCCGGCCATCCCGGTCAGCTTGATCGCCCGGGCCAGGACCAGGTAACCATATGTCGCGACCTCCAGGTCGGCGCCCGCGCCATCCGGCCCGAACCCGGCCATGAAGGGGACGTCCCCGATCGCGCCGGCTTTAATCAATGCCAGGACCGCCGCGGCGACCTGGGCGTCGTCCTCGTCGTCGAGATCGATCCCGGCCGCCTCAACAAGGGCGATCAATTCCGCTTGTACGAGATTGAAGAACCTCGCGGATGGGATCGATCCGGACCCCGGAACACCCGATGACCCGTTTGCATAGGCACGGTCGGGATCTTCAAGGTCGCCATTGAGCGGCGGCACATATTCCATGGTCTAACCCTCGTAAATAAGGTCGGCGTCGGTATGCGCCGGCTTCAATCTTTGGACGAGGCAGTTGAGATCCTCGGCCTGGCGGTAGTCGGTCAGCGCCGTAACGCCGCATTCGCCTTCCCCGCAATGGAAATGAACGACCCGGGGCCCGGCGACGTGCAGGAACCAGTTGAACCGGATCGTTTCGGCCGCGATTTCATGCGCGCCGCCGCATTCCGAGACGCCACAGGTGAACGGCCGGCGCTCCGCAACCGTCGCGCTGTAGCCCAAGGCGGCGGCCAATCCTTCAAAGAAGGCCGGCGTTTGGCCGTTCTGAGCCGTCAACCTTGCGACCACCGCCTGGCGCCGCTCCTCGATCGTCGGCGATTGCGGCATGCAGGGATCGGGCAGACCGACAAACCTTTCCCAATCCGTCAGCATTTCGGACGCGGCGGACGGATCGCTTTCGCGGATCAGATCCAAGACGCGAAGGTGAAAACGCGCGAGTTCGCGCACGATCCCGCGCCAGAATTGTTGGATCGCCCCGTCGTCGCCCTCTTTGGGCCAAGCCAGACCGACCGGCAACAAACGCAGCGCGGCGCCGTGATAGGCCGCGGTCAATTCGTCCAGGGTCATCTTACGCTCCCGGGAAGGTCACAGCCCCGAGTACCGGCAACTCGACCGTATCGGGCTCGATATCGGCGGCGGGTGCGGTGATTAGGTGGCGGCGCTCGCCGGCGGCAACCGAAACCGCCTCCCAGATACGCGAGATCGGCAGCACGGCCCCCAGGTCGCCGTCGCGGCGGAACAGATCCTGCAGTTCCAGCTCGACGGCCGCCCGGATTTCCGGCGTATCCGGCGACAGGCCGGTTACCTCGACCGGCACGACCAGGGCCGTCGGCGCAAACGCCGTCGCATCGGAGGTGACCGGACGCTGCACGTCGATTGCGGCCTGAACCAAAGCGACCAGGCCGGCCGACGGAATAGGGCCGTCCTCGGCGTCATCCGCCGCCACGGCAACGCCAACGGTCCCGGCTCCGTACAACCCTCCGATCGTCCAGGCGCGGGTGACGCCCGCGACCGCCTTCGCCCATGCGACATAGTCATGGGCCGCGCCGCCTGCAGGCGGACGCTGTACGCGCGCCAACAACCGGCCGCGCAAGGCGCTGTCTGTCTCCGCGTCGGCGCCGCCGGCAAGTCCCGGCGCCGAAACAAGCGCTTCAGCCTCGATCCCGGACACAGCGGCCGTCAGGCGGAAACTTGTGCCGGTCTCAGCATTGCCCGCCGCCCCGGCCTGTGACGCGACAACCGACACCTGCGCGGTGCCGCCCGCGATTACCGCCGATACGATCGCGGATACCGGCGCACCATCCGCCCGGGCGAATTCCGTTCCGACCACAACCTGCGCACCGTCGACACCGGTCACCGTCAGAAAGCCCGAGGCATTTGTCGCGGGTTTCCGCGTCACACCCCAGATCCGGCAATGCCGATCCAGATAGGCGGTTTCCGCCGTGTCCGGCAGGATCTGGCGCGCCGCCCATGCCTGAAACGCATAGACACCATCGACCAGGGCGGCGGCGGTATCACTTATGACCGCCAGGTTCGAATTCCGCAGGATCGGCGCGGCGATACTCGCGCGCAGATCCGCCAGCATCCGGCGCATCAGGTCGGATAGTTTGGGACGTTGAAACGGCATGGGTTCTGACCTGGTTCTGCGCCAACAATGGCGATGGCAAAGCGGACCGCGCGGCCGGGCAACCAGGCCCCTAAACGATCTCGGCCCCACTCCAGTCGGGCTTGGTAACCAGAATTGCGTACCAATCCGCACGCGAACGATCCGGTTCGTAATCCGACCCCAAGAACGTCTCGCTGAGAACATCGAGCGGCCGCATTTTCTGCTGCGCCGCATGCTCGTCCTTGAACCCGTACAAGGTCAATTGAGCGCCACCAGACCAAAAATCCTCATTGATATTTCCGATCATCCAGTACGTCGCGTCGACGCCTGTTCCGGTCGGGCGGGTTTTAAGCATACCCATTGCAATTCTCCCTTTATCAGGCGGGCGCAATTTCTGTGACTGTTCCTGCCGGGCCGCGATATTTCAAAGCGCCGGCCGCGTCGACAAACAGGTACCCGCCGCCGGTTGGATCGGTTGACGGAACGGCGGTACACGCGCGGATGAACTGAACCCGGTCGCCGCCGCCGAACACCCCGAAGCTGACCTGCCACCCGTTAAGTGTGTTTCCGATTTCGACAGGGGCGGCGCCTTTGGCGTAAACCTCGGATTTCACGGACCCGTCCGCGCCGTCCGCCAGCCAACGCACGCCCGATCCTGTCGGTGCGCCGGCGACATGGGGGAAATTCACCGCCAGGTCGACCGTCGTCGCCTTGAGTCCGGGCGCGCCGCCGGCGCCGCCCAGCGACACGACGCCGGCCGCGTCGATCGCAAGCCGCGTCAGCCAGGTCGACCCGTTGTAGAACCGCATGAGCAAGCCGCCCGTCGTATTCGGCGCGATATTCCATAGCTTGCCTGAAATGTTGTCTCCAAGACGCAGCCCCTGATTGCTGGGGTCCGAAATGTTAAAGATATCGAGTCGGCGGCCATTCATATTGACGTTGCCGTTCATCGTGAACGTGCCGTCGGCCGCAATTCGCATGCGCTCCGCAAAGACTCCGGCATTCGACGTTCCGAAACGGATCTGCGTGTTGCCGCCAGATGAGTCCGGACCGAACCATGCCACGCCTGCGGCGGCGTCATAGGTTGCCTTCAAACAGTTCGCCAATGATCCGGCGGCGCCGAACACCGAAAACTGGCCCTGCGAGGCCAAGGATTGGAATACGCCGGTCCCGCCGGTAATGACGACATTGTCCGCGCCCTGCCCCGCCATACTGCCCAGGAAGTCGCTGGCAGATATCTTTCGGGTCGAACCGTTCTGGTGGACGACAAAATAGGCAGGCGTCAGCAATGCCTCTGCGGCGGGCAATTCCGGGATCGACGACATGTCACAACACCTCGATAAGTTGGCCCGTCTCGGTCCGGATTGCGGCGCCGGCCTCGGTCGCAAGAACGTCCAGGGTCGGTATCGCCGGACTATCGGCCGCGCGCACGCCGATAGCGCCGGCGAGATCCCGCCAAATCACGCCATAACGGCCAACAAAGACCGCGACGCCGGATTTCCAAATCGTCACAACCAGCACCAGGCGGTCGCGAATTGGCGCGGCACCGCCCGGCTCCAAACTCGCCTCGACGTCGATCCGGTCGGCAACCGCATCCTCCAGCATCCAGGCCAAGGCCTCGCGCGCATACCCTTCCGCGCGGGGCAGAGCGCCGGACGTCGCCTTTTCGCGTGACAGAAGCCAGAGCCGCGAGCCCTTTTTCCATCCGGAGATCCCATCCGCCCAATGCCCCCGACGGTCCGTGCTCCCATCGGGAATTTCATCGGAAGGTTCCGCAATCCGGTCGGTGAATAGAGAGTGGATGACGGAGGTACCCAAACCGTTATCCTGCGCGAGACCGCCGTTGCCGAACGCCCAACCGGCTACAAGCTTGGTACCGTCAAATTCATGCCGGACATCCGCCATCATGCGCCCTCCCCGCCGGCCGCGGGATGTTCGCTATCGAGTGCCGGCTGCGAGACGGGATAGGCCGCGCCGCCGACAATCGCATCCGTGCCGAACGTGTCACGGGTGTAGTTTTTGGCGCCGGTCCATTTGACCCGCTCGCCATAACCATAGACCTCTGTCTGCATCGACGTTTCCGCGCGCAGTTCGATCTCGCCGGCGTCGACACGAAAGACCCCAGGCGTCTTGACCAGGACGTTTTTACCCTCGATCTCGACACCGTTCCGGGTCAGGCGCACGACCTGGCCCTCGAAATCATACTGTGCAACGTCACCTGGCGCCGATGCGGGCGGGCGAACGCGCTGATCTTCCACCACGACGGCGATGACCCCGTCGCGAACGCCGTTCGCGGACAACAGAACCACCGTCGCGCCCGGCAGCGGATGGGCGGTGAAACCGTAATTCTGGTACCGAGGCACGGTCAGAACCTCATCCGCCAGAACCGAAACGACCAGGCGCTGTAAGCCGCCATCGTCGACCACGGCTTTCAATGCACCGCGTACGATCAAGCCCGCAACTCGCCGGGCGATTGCCTGTAACGCCCGCATCGAGGCCCCTATTCCACCGGCTGAAGTCCGGCCCAACTGAATGAATTCGCCCCTGACGCGGCGGCGGCGGTTGCCAGCGACTGCACGTCGACCGCTTCCGGCAGGATCAGATCCAACGACGCCACGGTCCCCGCGCCGCGGCTGCGGGTCAGCGTCACCGTTTCGATCAGCATGTCGCGCTGCAGGCCGATCGACGGTATCCACACCGGGACGATCCGGTTGACGTCCCAAAGCGCGCCGCCGGGGGTTTCCTCCCAACCCTGTACCGTCACCGTCGCGGTGACACCGGCGGCGAGACGCCGATCGCGCTCGTGCGCCGCCCGGGTCGTCAGGGACGCGGCGACCTGGTCGCCCGATGGCGTTACGATCAGCGGCCGGTAGCGTGTCACGCCGGGGTCTGTCGCCCGTCCCTGGCCCGTGAGGGCCGGCGCGCCGTGGAACCCGTCAGTCTCAAAGGCCTGTCCCTTGAAAATATACTCCGAATACCGATCCGAAACATCCAGGTTGGCCGACCCTTCCAGGACCGTTTCCCCTTCGACCAACCGTCCCGTCGATCGGCCGGACGCCGGCAGGCCGATCACCGCGCGGCCCTCGGCGTCATCGTGGAAGATCGCGCCGCGATCCGCCGACAGGCGGGTCAGCAGCGCCGCGACTTCTTCCCCCGGTGTTACGGCAACCGACGCGAAGGGCGCACCGGGCGCCAGGCGCAGATCGAGCGCGACGCCGAAGGGCCGCAACAAGGCCCGGGCGATCGCATCCAACGCGTAGCCGCGAAACTGACCGCCCGGCACGACCGCGGAACAATCCGCGAGGTCGACCGTCCGCGACGCGCCGGTTATCCGGACGCCGCGCGACCGTCCCGAGAATGACGGCGCATAGCCGGTCACATACCCCGTCACCACACGACGCGCCGGATCGGGAACCGTCAGCGTGCAGGCCTGGCCCGGGCGTATCTGCCAGCGTTCGCTTTGCCCGACCCATCGCTCAGTCACGCTGAGCGAGAATTGCGACGCGGCCTGCCGGATCGAACGCGTTACCGAGACATCCGTCCAACCCAAATGGCGCAGCCCGTCGACTTCCAGCACAACGTCCATTGCGGACCCTTCCGGCGGCGGCTTCCGTCATCGCCCGATCGCGAGCCCGGTGCCGGCGTGAAACAAGGGATGCGGCGCCGGCGCGGCGAGGATCAGCTCCTCGGCCCGCGCGCCGTCACCATAGAGCCGTTGGGCGATTTCCAGGACCGGGCCCGACGGCAATTCGAACGGGACCAGGCGCTCCAACTTGGCCGCGCGGTCGGTCAGATCCGCGACCACCCGGCCGCGCAGATCGAACAGCGCCGTTGCAGCCCGATCTTCCGAACCGTCCGCCGCCGTCAGCGCCTCAACGCGCAGAGCCTCGCCCAATCGGGCGCGCATGCCGAGCGCCGCGTCGGCGTTTCCGAATTCCGCCGCGGCGGCGGTGCGAGCCCAACCGGTCAATGCCAGGCGCCGGACCAGCCCGGCCGCCAAGGTCGCATTACCGGCGGCACGCAACCGCGTCGGCGTTGCCAATCCGGCAGCGGCCGGCGCGAACGCCGTCAAGCCCTCCGCAAAATCGGCAAAGGCCGTTAGATCCAACACCGCGCGCACCGTGGCGACGGCATCGGCGAAGGCGGTACCAATTCCAGCCGCGCGGGCCGCCGTATCAGGATCGACAAAACCTCCCATCGACGCGGTCAGGTCGACCGCGCCCGCCATCAGCAGATCGGCCGCTGAGGACAGGGGCGCGCCCGACAGCGCGACCGCCCAATCCGGCAATCCCGCGATATCGAATGCCGCCTCGTACCCGGCCAAGGTTTCCAGATCCGCGAAATCCGCAGCCCTGTTGACCTGCGCCTGCGTGTCGACGATCGAAACCGGCGACGGCGCCAGGTCGGCACGTTCGAACCGCAGGCGAAACGACGCCAGCCGTTGCCGGCCTGCCGCCTCCGACACCGTGAACCCGTCGGCCTGGGCCATCATCGACCCATGGCGCGGATGGACCAGTTCGCCCGGTCCCGGCATTTCCAGGGCCGCAATTAGGCGATCGCGGTCGATATCGTAATCCGCGCCGATGACATAAGCCGCGAACTCCATGACCCGCGGCTGCGTGCCGAGATCCTCCGGGTAACTGCCGCGCCCCGGATAGGCGTGAGACACGACCGCCCGGCCGCCGGACACATCGTCGCTTTGCACATGAAACGGTACGCCGCGAAACGATGCAGCGCGCAATCGGTCCCGGTAAGACATGACACTCTATCCCGCGCGGTCGAACTTCGCCTGCGCTGCCGCCGCCAGTTTGGCGCGACCGGTCAACACTCTCAGGCGGCGATTGATCGCATCATCCAGATGCTTGTCGAGAAGACCGGAAGCGATGCGTTCAAGCTCGGCGTAAACCGCCGGAATGCGCGCGACGCCAGCAACGGTCGGACCGTACATCCGCTCGATTGGCGTTCGTCCACGACCCCGGCGCTTGAACACCTGCCACCGCCCCGGCGCGACCTCGACAAAGAACGTGCCCGGATGGATCGTCTTCACATTGAACACCTTTGCGTCGACACCTATTTTCGGCTTTCTTTTCGGTGGCCGCTGATTTCTGACATACCGAATGAGACCAATCTCCCGCCGGCCAATACTGATTTCGGACACGGGATACTGCGGATCGGCTCTGTCGAGACGGAAACGAGGAATGACGTCCGCCTTGTTTGTCAACATACCAACCCGTTCTCGGATTAGCTTTGCGGCGGCAGAACGCATGCCTTGAGCCGCCTTATTGGCTGCCTGTGCCAGCACCGTATTCACTTGTTTCTGTCCGAACCAACCCAAACGCTCTTGGGCGAGGCGCGCATCGATCTTGACGGTCACTCCGAAGGGATCAGTCATTCTCACCCACCCGCAAGCGCCAGGGCGCCGTCCATGTTGTAATCGCGCGTTTTTGTCGACCCGTTGTCGACTTCCGTCGCCAGGGAATCGACCTTGCCGGCGATGTGAACGTCAACGGTAACCGGCGCGGCAACCGCTAGAGAGCCGACCGTCCCGGCCGCGGCGGCGTCGCGCAGATGGTCCGTCGCCGTCCCGGGCCCTCGACCGATACCAAGCGGCCCAGGCCGACCCTGCTCGCGATCGGCATTCGCATCTGCGGTTTCGTCATCAGAAAACCAATCAGGAATGAGATTCGACGCGAAGTCGCTTATGCTTTTGGTGAAACCCCGGAGCTTGGCAACCACATCGGTACCAAAGAGGTCGTCAAACAGACCCAACACCGCTTCGACCTGACCGATCATCCCGTCGAGTACACCGTCAATCAAATCCGTGAACCCGGCAGCCCATCGCTTCGCACCGCCAAACGCGCGGCCAAGATCAAGCGTCAGAATGCCCGCGATCACATCGACCGCCCCCATGACGATATCTTTGATGTTCCCCCATTGACGTTCAAACCATGCCGTAACGCCTTCCCAATTCCGGTAAATCAGAACGGCACCGAACGCGATCGCCGCGATGGCCGCACCGATTGGATTCATCAGAAAGACCCGGGACAGGGCCATGCCGACATTCAACAGCGACGCGATCAACGGACCGTTCAGGACGGCCGCGATACCGATCGCGGCGTTTTCCCACCCACCTATCATGTCGACGACGCCACCAACCGCCACTGAGATATCTCGGACGTTCCCCACGAAGGCCGCGAAACCGCCTAAAGACGCCACTTCGCCGGCATCCCCCATTGCACCCGCAAACTCGTTTGCGTGAAGTGCGGCAGGGAAAAGCGCGGCAGAAATGTCTTTCACAAAATCCCCGATCCCAGACGAGATTAATTCCCGGTTCGCCGCGATCCAGTTCGTCAACTGCTCGATCAGCGGACCGATGATCGGTGCCAGGCGCGCGCCGATTGTCAGGAACAACCCCTCGCCCGCGCGGGACAGGTCGGTCCATTGGTCCGTCAACTTCTCCGCCGCCGAAGCGTTCTCCTGGGACATGCTGAGCCCGAGGCGCCGCGCCTCGCCACGCAATGCCGCCATAGCGTCCCGGCCTTGGCTCATCGCGTCAACCATGCGAACGCCCGCCTCTTCGCCGAATAGCGCGATCGCCATCCGCTGCCGGGCAATTGGATCGGTGTTCGCCTCAAAGGCTGCGGCCAGGTCGCCTAGAACGGCGTCGGTCTGGCGCGCATTCCCCGCCGCGTCGCGCAGTTCGATGTTCAACGTCCGCAACAGGCTGGCGACTTTCTCGTTATCGCCGCCGGCCGCCTGCGCCAGACGGGACGCCAGCGCGCGCTGCGCCGCACCCCATTGCTCGGTCGAGAGGCCGGACCGTTCGGCCCAGAAACCCAATTCCCGATAAGCGCCGGCGGTCATGTTCAGGGCGCGGCTCATCTTTGCCGCCTCGTCCCCGACATTCGCGAAGGTCGTCAGGGACTTTCCGAGACCCGCGACAACGCCCGCGCCGGAAATGAAGCCGAGCGGCCCGGCGATACCGCGCAGATTACGGCCCAAGTCGCGGGTTGCATTGCGCAGTTGGCTCAGCCCCGGCCCGAGGTTGCGGGACAGATTGCGGCCGATCCCACGCGCGATCTTGCTTACCCCGTCAATTCCGGCGAACCGAAAAACGACGTCCTTCTGTTTACCGGCAGCCATGGCACGACCCGATCATTTCCGTTTCAGGAGCGCGTTCACCACACCCATGCCGGCCTCAAGTTCTTCCAATTCCGCGATGGTCTTTCCCAACACGACGGTCGGATCGAGACGCCAGAAATACGCGGCCGCGAAATAACGCTCGACCAGGCGTTCCAAGGCCCCGGGATCGTCGGGGTCTAAGCCTGCTCGCCGAAAAAACCCGCGATGTGCCAGGCGAGACGGTTCGCGGCGCGCGCATCAAGTTCATCGATAACGGCGGGCGGTACGCCGCCCAGATCCGCCGCGAGCCGCAAGCAGGCGTCGATATTCGGGCTGACGTCCCCCGACGGCGAGACGCTGAACAGCGACCCGACCTTTCGGAGCTCGCGCCCTTTCGGGGCGCGGAAGGTAAGCGCCTCGACCGTCTGAGCCCCTTCGCCGCGACCGATCGTGACCGGGACGGGAAACGGGAACGGCTGCGGCGCGGCGGTGGCGGCGTCGTTGGGGGCGCTCATCAGACAAGCCCAATCGATTTGCAGTCGAAATTCAGCGTCATGCCGGCCGTGATCGCGTCGAACTCGCCGCCGCTGGCCGCCTTGTACCAGGCGTCCCGCGCGATGTAACTCCGACCGTCGCGCAGATCCGCCTGGATCGTCATATTGTCGACCTCGTGCAACGCCACGAGATCGAAACCGGGCGGCACGGAAACCTCGACATCAAGGCCGGGCGCCGTCGGCGTCGCGGTGTAGCCATGCACGCCGCTCTGGCCGACCACCGTCTCGCGTTCTTCGAGGCCGAGGCGCACGGTCACGGTTCCCCGCACGCTCAGCGTTTGTCCGCCGGCGATGATGTGTAATACACCGCCCAATTGATTAGGCATGATTTTGTCCTTTCCTCAGCGCGGCACGCCGGCCGCTTCAGGCGTCGCGAGCGGCTTAGGCCGCGGCCGGATATTGCAGGCGGTACTGGGCCAGAACGGCGATCACCATCAGGCCGTTCACCAGGTCCGGCGGGAACAGAATGTCGAGGCGGTTCGGATTGTCCGCAGACCGCTCAACGACCAGATGCGCCTTGAAGGCGTCCAGGTTCTCAACCAGACCTTCCAGCATCATGGTCTGGTATTCCGCGATGACGCGGCCCCGAACCAGCTTCGCGGTCACTGTCGCCGATCCGGGCGCGATCGGTTGATCGTCATTCGCCAGCTTCATGCGGGCGAATTCCGTTTCGGCGACCCGGCGCAAACGGCGAAGGACCTCAGCGATCGTGAAGGGCGTCGTGACGTCGAGCCAGGCGTTATCCGGCTGGCCGAACGGGTTTTCCTGATAGGTCGTCACGACACGCTCAAGCCGAACCGTCCCGCGATCGTCGACCGACAGGGGCGCGACACCGTCATAGAGCAGCGTGTTCCGTTCCTGCATCGTGAACCGTTGGCCGCTGGCGCGGCAGCGAATGCCCGACAGGGTCAGGGTTTGGAGCGGCCGGGCCGGATCGATGCGCAAAGACTGTGCCGCGCGCGCGGCAGACGCCGCCGCGATCTCCCAAACAGGATGCGGACAGGCACGCAGAACCGATACCGTGACGTGTTCGCCGTTCCGGGCGTTGCCGAAGCTCGCCAGGTTCGACAGCGTGTCGACTTTGGCGGCGAAGGCGTGACCGTAGAGTTGCGACGCGTAGCTCCACCGGCCGGACACACCGGACAGAAAATCATCCAGATCGTCGAGCGCGGCGGTATCGGTAAAGGCCGACACGATGAAATCGTAAATGTCGTCCCCCAGGGCGGCGAGGCCCGTGGCGATATCCGGAACACCGGCACCGTCGGCAAAGGCGGACGGCGTGACGGTCAGACCGGCCGGCACCGTTTCGCCCCCCAGACTGCCCAACGGGGCGATTTCAACCGGAAGGCCGTTATAGACCACGCCGTCGTGACGCGCGGTGAGCGTTACCGTCCCATCGACTGCGGCCGCCGTGGCGACGCCGTCCTTGTCGGCCTGCACCGCCGCGGCGAGTGCCGTCGCGACCTCGGCCGCGGTATCACCGACCGAGACGGACACGCTGACTTTTCGGCCGCCAGCATAAACCGGCAGGACCCCGGCCTGGGTCGCCGTGCCGGTGATCTCGACCGTCGCCTCGGCGGCCGTCCCATCGGGGGCCGCGACCGGCAAGATCCAGGTTTCGATCGTCGGATCGTTCTCAAAGGAGCGGCGCGCCATCGCATGCAGCATCGAGCCGCGGCCGGCCAGCTCGCCGGCGTGATCCGCCGACCCGATGAGATGCGGCAGATCCTCCGCCGCGGTCCCGGTGTCGAGCTTGTGACCGATCAGGATCAACGGTTGCCGAATATCGAACGTGCCGGCGCGCGATCCGTCGACCTCCGCATAGAACAGCGGGACACGCAGATCGTTCGGGATGGTGTTGAAATCGACCATGGATCAACCCTCGGCTTTCTGGGATTTCGGGGCGGCGGGCGGCTTCGCGGCAACGGCGTCGCCATCGGCGATCCGGCGCCGCCAGTAAACGTCGTCCGGAACAAAGGCGCCGCCGGCATCGAGCGGGCGGCCATCGGGCGCGGGACGTCGGACAACGCGGCCGGGGGCCGGTTTCAGAAACAATCGGGTCATGGGATCTTCCTTCGTCTGGCCCGCTTAATCGGGCGGCGGTAAATCGATACGCATCAGCAGCGCGCCGGCGTCTTCCGGGCCGGGATAAGCGACGTCGATATCGACGCCCTCCAGATGCGGTGCATCGACGGGCGGGTAGCCCGTCGGATAGGCCACAGTCACGGTCAGGGCGGCCGTGCCCGCAACCAGGGCACCGCCCCCTTCAAAGGCCAGTGCATGATCGATGCGGCGGATATCCAACCGCCAGGCATAAGCCGGGTCCTGCAACAGCACTGCCCGGATACGGGCACGCAAGGCGCGGATCGCTGTCTCCCAACCAGACGCCGCCGGGACGGTCGCTATGATCGCGATCTGCGCCTCGGTAACGTCGGATTCCGGCGGCCCGGCATTCGGAAAAACCTCAGTCTCCGACACGCCGAATATCTCGATCGCCGCACCGTCGCGGCCGTCGCGGGCATCGACCGGCGATTCCCGGACCTGCCTTTGCGACGCCAGGGACAGATACGCGGCATTCGCGCGCAAGGCGGCGGCGGTATCCGCGACCAGGGTCGACAGAACGTCCGGCGCGACATGGGCCAAAGGCAAGACCATGGAACCCCCTCGCCCGCTTTCGTCAGGCGGCCAATCGCAGAAACAATCGGATCGCGGATTGTCCGTCGGAAGTCGGCTTTCGGATTACCTCGTAATCGGTTTCCCGAATTCTAAGCGTCGCCCCGCGCCAGCCGGACGGCGCCAGCAGCGCCGCCGGCAGATCCGCCAGGGCGAACACGGCCGACGGCGTTTCCATATCGAATCCCGAATCGTCACCAGCCGCCGCAACCTGCTCGGTCGGATCGAAGAAAATGCCCTTGAGATCCGCATGCACCGACAGAATTTCCAGGTCGTCGCCGATCAGTGTCAGAACCGCCGGCTCACCGAACGCGCTACGCGCAACGCCGATCAGCCCGGCCGTCAGTCCCCGCCAATTCGTCATGCCGCACCCCTAACCTGTACGAATCCGCCCCGCGAACGCCGTTCGCGGGGCGCACAAGACGCGCAAGGGAGAGAGAGAGGGCCCAGACGCGCCCGTGTTTCGGGCTATTCGTTTCCGCCGACGATCGGCGGATCGGGATTATCCGACCCGCCCTGCGCGGGATCGTCACCGCCTGCGGCCGCGCCGGAGACACCCGGCTCGAAGTCAGGGTTTTCACGGTGGAAGACGGCAAGCGCTGCATTCCGCTGCGCCGCATTCAGCTTGACCGACTTGCCGAGAACCGATTTCAAGCCGGCCTGGATCGGCGCCAGATTGGGCACGCCGTCCTTGCCCCATTCCTCAACCGTCAGCGCACGGAAAACGGCGGGCAAAGCCGCCTGAACATCCGCTGGCAAGTCTTCGGGGGCCGGCGCGGCGGGGCGGGCCGACAGAATGACGGTCCCGGCTGCCGGCGCGGCTTCCTTTTCGGCAAGACCTGCCGCAATCAACTCTTCGGCAAGGTTTTCGGGGACATCGCCGCGCCAGTTTTGGGGAACGTGGCGCATATCGCCGCGATCGTTCTCCGGATAGGAGAACGCTTCATTCGCTCGAATTCGCATCGGATTTCCTTTCAATCGGGTCTCTTGCCGGCACGGCGCGCCATGAACGCGGCGGGCGGGAAAGAAACGGACAAAGACAAGGGCCGCCGTTGTCGCGGCGGCCCTTCCCAGGCAATCGGTAACGCCGGAAGGTCAGTCCGACGAATGACCGCGGACCAGAATTTCCGGACGCAGACAGAGAAACAGCGGGTTGCTCTGGGCGTGGAAATCGATCCAACGGTTCATCTTCCCCGGTTCCGCCTTCTGATACAGCGGCAGGCCCAGGGTGTTGGCGGTTTCGACGAAATCGCCAGGCGCGCAATGATGCGTGAACGTTTCCTGGGTGCCTTCCGGGAAGAACCGGCAATCGCCGGCGGCGATGAAACGACGCGTCGTCGTCGTACCGTCGGAATTCAACGCGCCGGCGCTGCCGCGATATTCCTCGAAGGTGATGCCGCCGAACTTGAACCCCTTGCGCGGATCGCCGCCGAGTTTGTCCGTCGCTTCAGAATGATACATGAAGGCGTCCTTGACGCTTTCATGCTCGATCAGCTTGTCGAAGAATTCGGGACTGGACATGCCACGAACGCCCGTCATGGTCTCGCCCAGAAGATTGTCCTCGATATGGCGGCTGACTTCCAAACACTTGGTGCGAACCGCCGTGCCCGCCGTGCCCAGTTTGAAGTCGACGACTTTCTGAGCAATGCCGAACGTCTCAAAGAAGTCATGAATGACCGACCCGTCGGCGTCCAGGACCTTGCCGGACATCGCGCCGATGCGGTGGAATTCCCAGGTGATAAAATGCTTCTTCGCCATGGATTCCTGAATTTCCATGGCCTTCTGCTGCAGCGTTTCCATTTCGTTGGCGCTGCCGAACCGCCGGACACCCTGGAAATCCTCGGCCTTCAGAATGTCGTCCAGGGGGATATGCGGGACGACGAAGCTGATTGCGTCGCGCTTGCCGCGCTCGTTGGCCGGCGCCGGTTCGCCCCGCGTCTTGGTCGACAACAGGTTCAGCTTGCCGTGCCGGCGTTCGATGACGACGGTCGTCGTCGCAATGCCGCGCGGCTCGCCGAACAGGCCGATTTCCTGAAGTCGGCCGTACTCATTGGGGATGACGTTGATCGCGTTCGTCAGGGACGTCGTCGAGAACAACCCATTCGGGCCGAACATATCCGGGGTCAGATCCATGACCGTTACTCCTTTCACAGGGCCGACCCCGTCGGGTGCCGGCAATTTTGGTGGGCGGCCGCCGGCTTAGCCGCGGTCGCGGAATTGGAAGCCGCGCGCGGCCAGGTCGGCTTCCGCCAGATCCTGTTCCGCCGGGTCGATATCGGACGGCCAGACGAGACCGCCGCGCTTCACGATCGCCTCGCCGGTGATGACCAGACCCCTGGCGTCTTCGCCATCGGGCACGGTCAGCAGCGCGAAGTTCACCGCGTCCGCGATCTGTTCGCCGTGCGTGCCGTCCTGATCGTAGGGGACCTGTTTCAGCGACCCGGCGGAAACCGCGATCGTCGCGGTATCGCCGACCTCGAAATCCGTCGCGGCATCGGCGATCGTGAAGCCCATGTGATCGTTCGCGTATGCGACGCCGACCAAAGCGTCGGCCAGCGCGACACCGGACGGCGTCACGACCTGGAACCGGCCGCCATCGGCCGCGGCGGCGATACAGGTCAGGGTGTAAGTGCCAATAACGGCCGCGCGGCCAAGCACGACACCGCCGACCGCACCCTTGCCGCCGCCGACATCCGTGACAACGGGATCGGCGAACAGGACGCGGCCCAGAACGGTACCGGCCTTGATCGTCAGATCGGCGCCGTCCCCAGCCAGAAAAGTACGCGCCGCGCGGCTGCGGTGATCGTCCGCCTCGCGCAACAACCAATCGCCGGGATAGGCGGGTTCAACCTTAGTTGACATGGCATTTCTCCAAAGTGATTTTCAGAAACGCCGAGGGCACTTCCTGCGGCGCGATTGGTGCCGGCGTTACCGGCGGCGGCTCTCGACGCGGGCCGCGATACGTTCCCGCTGCAAGTCCGCGAGGGACTTGGTGCCCGTCGGCGCGGAGGCCGACGGGCCGAGATCCGGACGATCGATCTTGTCCATCGCGGCGCTGAGACCGCCGGATTTCGCGAACGTCGGCAGAATGCCGAGGATCTTGGCCGGGCTCATGTTCGAACCGGCCAGCAGCATCGCGGCCTGGCCCTCACGCCCCTTTGCCTTCGGGTCGCCGAGGACAGTCGCGGTGCGGCGGCGCTCGCGGCGGACACCCGCCTTGAGGCCGGCGCGATAGTCGCGGGACTTTTCCTTGTCGCCGGCGACGGGCTCGTCTTCGTCCTCGTCCTCCGCATCGGCCGCGGACTCGTCTTCGTCCTCGACTTCGGTCTCGGCGCCCTCTTCCTCGTCCTCGTCTTCGGGACCGGCGGCGGCTTCGTCCTCGTCCTTTTCCGGATCGTCCGGATCGGCGGCGCGCTTCGCGCGCTTGCCCATCAACGCAAGCAGCGAGTTTTTCATAACCATTCCTTCCTTTGTGGAAATCAGCCGCCCCGGGCGGCCGACAGGGACGCACTCAATTCCCACTGAGCACGAAAGCGATCCTTGATCCCGTCAACGAGACCGGCCGAAACGGCGGCAGGCCCGCGCAGAATGCGGGCTTCGGTTTTCAGAACATCGGCGACCGACAGATCGCGATAGCGCGCGACGGCATCCGCGAAGACGGCGCGCGTTTCGTCGACGCTGGCCTGCCAATCGGCCTGGACATTCTCGCCCAACGGCGCGAACGGATGACCGTCGACTTTGTGCTTGCCGGCATGGATCAAGGTCGGGCTAAGCCCCTCACCCTTGAGGCGCGCCGACATGTCCATATGCAGACACCAGACGCCGATCGAACCGGCCTCACCGAGGCGCGGCAGATAGACATTCCCGGCCGCCGAGGCGAGCCAATAGGCCGCGCTCAATGCTTCGTCCGCAAGGCATGCCCATACCGGCATTTCACCGGCGATCGCCTCGATCAGCTCCGCCAGTTCCGCACATCCGGCCGCCTCGCCGCCGCCGCAGTCAATATCCAATAGGATCGCCCGCACATCCGGATCGTGATAGGCCGCCGTCAGTTGCGCGCGCAGCCCCTCGTAACTGGTCATCCCGCAATAGGAGCCGATCCAGGCGCCGCGATTGACCAATGTCCCCTCGATCCGGATCTCGGCGACACCGTCGACAACCGGGTACAGTTTCTCCATTGCAGGTTCGGCGGCGCCGGGATCGTCCGCGTCGAGATCGAAGGCGAAGGCCGGCGCCGCAAGCGGCAGGCGCGCGCCGTCGATCCAGACGCTATCAAACCCCAGGCGCGGACCCAGAACCGAGAGAAGCGGCTGCAGCCGTTCCGGCCCCATCAAGAGGGGACGGTTCAGCACACGGGCCGCGAGTTGCGGATAGGGCTGTGACTTCATGGCTTTTGCCCCTCACGCGCCTCAATGTCCGATGCGTGTTCCACTGGCGCCTGCCCGCGCGCCCCGGCGCCTGGGTCCGGCAGGTTCAACTGCTGGCGTCGAGCCCGCTCCCGCGCCTGCTGCTCTAGCACGTCGTCATAGTCGTTGCCCTGGATCGCCGCCTCGATCGTGCTTGTCGAAATCTGGCCGTCGATCCGCATCAACGCGCCCTGCGCTTCCTTGGTCGGATCGACCCAGCCGCGCGCCGGTCCCAACCATTCGCAATCGGTATAGGCGCCCATGGCTTCATAGAAATCCGGGGCACCCGGCGGCAGTTCCACATCGCCCAGGTCGATCGCCTCCTCGAGCCATGCGGCATAGATCGGCGTCGCGAAGCTCTGCGCGAAATAAAAGCGCCGCGCATCCAGGAACCGCCAGACCTCGATCAGGGCGGCGCGGGCGCTCGAATAGTTCACGGCGGACCAATCGCCGGACAGTTGCTCGTAACTAATCCCAAGCGCGGAGGCCGTTGACCGCAGCACGGTCTGGATAAACGGCCAATGACCGCTATGAGGCCGTGACGCGTTCGGGAATGTCGCCTCATCGCCTGGAAACAGGTTCGAGATTGCAACGCCGTCGACGGTAATCGCACGCTCGCCATAAAATGCGGCACGCTCCTTTTGGTAGTCGCCGAAACCGTCGCCACCATCCAGCAGCTCGGAGACCATTTGCGAGTCGGCCTTCGACTGGATGAATGCCGCGAAAACGGCATTCAGAACTGCGGCCTGCAATTCGGTCTTGTCGTACTTGTCCCCCATCCGAAGCTTGGCAAGAACCGGCGCCAACATGGATTTCCCGCGATGCTGACCCGCGCGTTCCGGCTCGAAGAAGTGAACGCATTGCGGACGGCCCCACGGAGTAAACCGCGCAACGCGCTCCACCTGGTAGCCATCCGCCCGGAACCCGATATCGGACGGGTGCGATTTCCGGATATGCGCGGCGATGAACGCGCCGTAACCGTCGAGCTCGATCCCGCCGCGCAGGACGTTCGAATCCGCGGCACCGATCGGATTGGCCAGGCGATCCGGATCGACCAGTTCCACCGCCAAGGCGTAACGGGCGCCACGGCCCGGAATCCAATGCAGGACCGCCAATCCTTCGCCGTCGACGACGCGGTGACGGAACGCCGTGCCGCACAAGCCGGCAAAGGTCGATTGGCGCGTGCTGTCGATCCAGCAGCGCGGGTCCATGGCGTATTCGCGCCATTTCGCCTCGACCTGGTCGGCGAACTCAAATGCCCATTCGGACGACAAACCCAACGCGCGCCAGTTCGGCTTGGATCGGAGCCTCAGCCCTTGTCCGATAACCGCGTCGAGCTGCCGCTGCAGACCGCCCGCCACCCAGCCGTTATTGGCGGCCTGGTCACGGGCGCGGGAGACCAGGGTATCCCGCTCATAGAGCAAACCCGCATCGGCCGACAGGATCGGCGCATGCCAGCGGGCGGTTTCGCGCGACATTCGCGACGCGCCCTCATGGGTCGTGTCGCGGATATCCGACGCGGCGCGGCGCATCGGTGCGCCATCCGCGCCGAGGATCGGGGACAATGCGGCCATGGTGCCAATCGCCAAATGCGTTTCAGAAATACGGAAGGATCGGCCGGCGGCCGGACCCGAGCCCCAACTGCATGCGAAGCTCCGAAATCCGGCGGCGCAACGCCGTTTCATCGGCTGCCGTATAGGTCACCGAGTTTCCGCCATAGGCGACGGTCACCGGCCGAAGTCCGGTCGTCAGTTCCTGCAACGCCGCTTCGGCGTCGTTCAACCACTTTTGAAGCGTCGCCTTGTCCTGTGTCATGCCAGATCCCTATGCCGCGCGACTTTCCTCAGCGGCGTTCCATCCTGTTCCGAACCCTGTCCGCGAACGGCGTTCGCGGCCGGCACAGCGATATCCTCTAGATCGAGCTGAGCGCCGGGCGGGCCGACGGGCGCCTCGCGTTCCGCGCAAAGCGTGTCCCAGAATTCCTCGTGACGCTGGTTTTGCCGCCATCCTTTGAAAACCGCGGCCGCCTCGGCGTACATCATCGTGTCCAGCGGTTCGTTGCGGGTGTTGGGCCGGACCTCCCATTTCCACCGCTCTTGTCCATTCGGGCCGCGCTTCGCCTGACGCACCCGCCTTTCGGCGGTCAGTCCCTCGAAAAACACGTCTTCCATCCCGGATGGCAGCGCGACATAGCCGCGCGATAGCGGATCGGTCTTTTCCAGCAGACGATAGAACGCCGCTTTCATCCCGATGACGCCGACTGACTTGAACCGTTTCCCGAACCGCTTCTTCCGGCCGCGGCGATCGCGCTCGTATTTCACTTCCGCCAGGGGCGGCGCGGTCTCTTGGTTCGATCCGCGAATACCGATCACTTTCGAGGCCGGGTGGCGTTTCACCCAGTCCATGACGTCCTCGGTATACGCGTTCGCATCGACCGCCATCGCATCCGCTTGAACGCGTCCGCCGGCGGTGTTCCGCCAGGTCCGCGTCAGCAGCGCGTCCAACGCCTTGCGCGGCTTGTCATCCTGAATGTGACCTTCGATTACGATGTAATCGACGATCGCCCGGCGCAGATCCGGCCCCCAGGCGACGACCTGGCATTCCAATCGCGGTTCGGCGTCCCCGCCCTGAACGTCGACACCGATCGTCAGCAAAGGGAACCCGGCCGGGATCACCCCGCGCGGGTGCCCTTCGACCGCGCGGTCGCGCAGGGCTTCCGCCGGGGGCGCCTGGCCGGCGGCCTCATAAGCGAGACCCAGCCAATCGTTGTAGAAAACCTGCTCCGCTGCCGGGTCGCCTTTGACCTGAAGCCATTTCCGGGCGATATCCGCGAAGGTATCGACACCGAACAACGCTCGCCAAAGGTAGAACGACCGGGACGGCGCGCCCGGATTGCCCGCGACGAAGCGGCCTTTCGACCGCATGCCCCGCAAATGGTGTTGCTCAATCAAGCCGCCGCAATCGGGGCAGGAAAACGCCGCCGCTTCCGGATGCGCCTCATCCAGATTTTCCAGCAGGTTCTCCCACCGAAGCGGGTGCCGAAAGCCGCAATGCGGGCACGGCATGGCCCATTCTTCGCGCGTCCCGGCCTTGTATGCCCGGGTGATGCGGCACCCCGGCTCGATCAGCGGCGTCGACGCCTTTAGTGTCTTGCGGTTCCGCACCGACGCCGACCGGCTATCGGCCTGTTCCTCCGGGTCGCCGGCCTCGTTCGTTTCCCATTTCGCCAGGTCGTCTTGCACCTGGCGCCGGGCCGTAATCATCGACAGCGACGATTCCGAACGCGCGCCCGATACCTGGATCTGCGCGGCCCCGTCGCGGCGCTCGATATACAAGAGCGACTGGTCCGACACCGGACCGAAAATCTGGGTCAGCGCCGACGACTTTCGCAGCATCGGGCGCAGCTTGGTACGCGACCAGCGTTTCGCGTTGTCGTCCTGGGGATGCGTATAGAGAAACAACCCCTCTTGCGTCGACACGGTTCCCAAACAAAACACTTGCCCTATGACCGTCTTGCCGAACTGCGCGGACCCTTTCAGAACAACGTCGCGACACGGATCGGTCGGTTCCAACGCCGAGAAGATCGTCGCGTTCCACGGCGCGTTGTCCGGGTTGTACGGTCCGGGATACGGGCTTTCGCCTCCGAAGACGATGTTGTCGATCGCCCATTGGTTCAGGTCGAGCGGCGGCGGTGGCGGCAGAACAGCGGCAATTGTGGCCGCGACAAGGTGTTCAAGATTTCGAAGGACGATCCCCGTTGTCATCGTCGACGCCTTCCGCCGGGTCCTCTAGCCTGTCGGTCACGGTTTCCGGCAAAGCGGATAACATCGCTTCGCCATGTCGCGCGATCCGGTCACGTTGCCGGTTCCAGGCGTTTGACAAGGCAACCTCAATCACCCTGGCCTCGACCGTAACGCCGCTGTTTTCCCGGATCGCCTGTGCGACGTCCTCGCTGATTTCCGGCAAGCCGCCCTCGATCTGGCGAACAACGCCCGCCAGCCCCTCGCCCAAGGCGCGGGCCACATCGTCGGCGCGGACATAGATCCCGGCGGCGGCGCGGCTTTCGCGTTCCAGTTTTTCGTTTTTGAGCCGCGCCTCTCGGATGCGCTCTAGCTTCAGCTCGTCCGTTTTGCCCAAAGGCCGGCCATCGTTCCGAACGCGTTCCACGTTGTCGCGCTTCGGAAGATCGAAATCCGGCGCATCGTCGTCTTGATCCAGATCCGCGCGGCCGTTGATCGCGCGCTGCAAAGGATCTAGCGACCGGCCGAGCTGCTCAAGTGCGACCCGCGCGTCGATCTTCTGACCGCGGCCATCCCCGACTAGTGCCGCACCGTGCAATTTGCCCTCTTGGATCCAACGGGTGATGTTGCTGCGGTCGATTTCCAGCCGTCGCGCAAAATCCGCTTTCGAGATCGGCCGTTCCAATCCGTTCGCGCCCATCGCAACATTCCTCAACACCGCGATTGTTGAGCCTTTCGTTGAGTTGTTGAGGCTCCCAAAACCCCATCCGACGAGTGAAACCCCGCGGGTCTCCTCGCCGCATGACGTGAGGGTGCCGGGAAGGACCCGCGCGGGGCGGGCCCTGTCCATGCGGTCACATAGCACCCTCCGAAACGACGAACGGCCCGGGCGAGACGCTCCGAGCCGAACCATTTTCTTCGAATTAGACGTCGCCCTGATCCTTCGACCCACACGACGCGCTAGCATGGCCGAAAAATACCCCTGATTTGTCAACCCCGTCAACCCCTATGAAAATAAATCCCGGAAACCCCCATATCTTGCGGTTATCCGCGCCTTTCTACGGCGAGGCTCGTCCCGGAAAAGTCCGACGCCAACGCATTGCATGCGCGATCTAGCTTCTTATTCGCCGCCTGCCGGGAAATGCCAACCTTGCGGCCGATATCGGCGAACCCCGCACCGGTCACATACCAAATCAAGGTCAAACGATAGTCGATATCCGACGGTTCCCATGCCAACAGCAAGTTCCAGACCTTATCCAATCGCGAAACATCCGCCGCCGACGCGCCCGCGCTGAAAAAATCCGACGGCGCGAACTGTGCCATCTGCGAGCCCTGTGCCTTGCGAAGAAATCGGACATGATCCGGCGCCGGCATGGCGCGCATCGTTTCGCGGGCACGGCAAATTTCATCTTTCACCGCCTGCCCGCCGCTGGTCAGGTTGATCTGCCCCGAATTTCGTTTGGTATGTCGCGACGCCGTTTCGCCCATCCCGTCAAAACGCGAGACAAATCCCGGTCCGAAGGCGGCGACTGCCGCCCCCAAGGTCATGACCCGCACCTGCCCCCCAATCCAGACACCTTTCCCGCCCGCCATCGGCTCAAGATTGGTCTGAACGAGATCATTCTGCCCGCCGTAACCAGGAATGACCCGCGCCAGGCGCCGCAGACCTGCGCCCGAACCGCTAGATTTCGTATCCGTGCTATCACCGTCCCGCATAATCTCGCCCTCTCTGCTAGATTTCGTGGCCCGTTACCGGGTGTTACCGAAACTGTTACGGCCTAACTCTTTGATCTTTCTTTCTCTTTCTCTCTTGGTAACGGAATTAAAGAGAGAACTAGAGAAATTACGTCCTGCGCGCCCGCGCGCGTGAGCGCCCTGCCCGTTACGCCGTTACGCCGTTACGCGCGCCGGTTTTGCTTGATTTGTCAGGGAGATACGCCGTAACGCCTCCGGTAACGATGGCGTCGCGCGGCACATCCAGCCCGCGCATAGTGCTGGGGATAGGGGGTACGGGGGAAAGGGGGTTAGAACGGCGGATCATCGGCTTCACCTTCATAGTGGTCGGACACTTCCGGGAATGCGGTATCGATCGGGATCAGAACCGCGCGGAACCGATGTTCCCGTCGCGAGGCGTCGGCGCCGCCACCGCCGCCGAAGTTCAACGATGACTTGGACCGAACCGCCCCTTCCAAGCCAAGCAAGGCGGATTCATAGCCCCCGTCCCGCCATTTCGTCTTTGCGAAGACCTGAACGATCGCCTGGTGACGCCGGCCGATGGCGATATGGGTCATTTCGACGTCCGAGTGTTCCCGGACGACTCGACCGTCCTTGTCGGTGAACATGATACCGGACATGCGCAACACGTCCCGATCGTCGGCGGCCATGGCGAAATTCGACAGCGCATGCTCAATGAAATCCGAGAACGGCCGACGCCGCCCCGAATTCCAATTGTCCGCATGAGAGGTCATCAAATGGTGCCAGCACGAAGACGCATTATCGTCGCTTTCGTCGACACCGACCGCGTCCTCGTCGACCAGGTCGACCCATTGACGCAGATCCGCATCAGACCGCAGACGGTCGAACAAGATGATATCGGCCAGCGCGAACAGCGTTCCGAAAGTGTCCGCCACGCGCGGGACATCGGGAAAGGCCGGCAGGATCAAGCGCCGATAGGCCTTCAAGGTTTCGGGGAAACGCGCCCAACCGTCCAGCACACGCCTAAAGAGGCGCGGCCCCATCGCGGCATAGTGCGCCGTCCGGTCCCCGAACCCCGTCAGATCGGCAGATTTTCCTAATTTCTTGAGGCGCAACACGACAATTCGCGTCGCCTCAGCAGGGGGCAATGGCGGCGGCTGAATCGCCCCAGCCAGGAAATAGGCGTTCAATGGCCGCCCGGCGTCCCCCATCCGCGCATAACCGCCCTGCCCCTGCGTATAGGCAGATCGGATGACGTCCAGCAGCTCTTGAATTCTGGCGTTCCTATCTTCGCCCGACGGCATTTCCAATTCGTCCAGCACGACAGGCCGCGCGCCATCGCCGACAATGTCCTTTTGGACCGACGCCGCCGTTGCCTTGTCCTTCCAAACCGCCATCGGCCCGAGGAGCTGTTTGACCAGCTTCATCAAGGTCGATTTTCCGGACGACGCCTCGGCCTGCAGAAGGACGGGCGGACGAAAGGGCACAACGCCGGTCATGAACCCCGCGCCGATCCCGCCCAATAGACAGGCCGCCGCCAATTCCGGTTTCTCGAACTGCCAGCTTTCCCGTATGAATTCGAATAGGGTCGCGGCGTCGGCGGTGGACAACGCATCGCGCGCGGGCGGCGGAAAACTGTCCTTGGATACCGGATAGACATAATCTCCGACGCGGCGGCCGGCGATTGGCATGGCCGCGTCGAACAACCCTTCGGACGGATCGAAATCGGCGCAATAGCGCCCGGTATTCAAGACCACACGCGGATTATCGGACGTGAATTCGCCGACAGGCCAAACCCCCATACCGCGCCGCGCCTGGTCGGCGGACAGAAACCCCGCTGCGTTACAGGCCTCTATCAGAAACGCCGCCGCATCCGCTTTTGCGAAGCGAAACCCTTTGCGCTCGCTCGGAAAAGCAGCGGAAAGCCAAGAGACCGCCCCACCGAACAGATCAATCAAACCGTTCTCGGAAAAGCTCGCCGCCGTCATGCGCCGTAACTGCCCGGCCCGGTCGAAAAAGAAGTAATTGCCCTCCAAATGCCCCAAAGGCACAACGGGGCAATCGTCCAGGCGCGGATCGCCGACGGTTTCGGCGACGTTGTCCAATTCGGCGCTCAGATCCTCGACGGCCATACTTACCCCCTTCCGGACGCCGCGCGCCCGGGTAACAGTGTCAAATGGTTCGCATCGCCCGTCAGCCAGACCAGATCCACGCGGCGGCGGCCGCCATCCGCCCATAGCCGGGCGGCATGTCGCAGGCTTTCATCGGCCGGGACCAAGGGCGATCCGTCGGGTTTGAATACGGGGTTGCCGGCGGCGTCCTTGGCGCACCCGGAATCGGTCTCGCCGCACCCGACGACGCGGCGCACCAGGCCGGGGAACCGCAACACCCCGAACCGGCCCGACGATCCCGCGCACCAACCACCCCAATCGGGCCGGGCATCCAGGACCGATTGCGTGTTCTCGATGCCCTCCGCAACCGCCATGACAGGCCGCGCCGAAGTCAATCGTATCCAGCCATCCGCCGGATCGCCCCGGAACTTCTTTGCGGGCACCCCTTCGCCGGTTTCGGGATGCGTCAGGCGCAGCTTCCCTTTAGGCGCGGCCAGATCGATATAGGTCAAATGCAGGGCCGTCAGCGACGCCTGGCCGCCCCTGTCGGCAATCATCGGCGTCACGATGCAGGGATAGGCGCCCAGGTCGATCCGCTTCTTATCCGACCCCTCGACCCAATAGCGCAGTGCCGGCACGAACCGGCACGGCGCCGGAACGGAAATGCCCCGCAGTTCGCGGAAATAGATCTCGCCATCCGTCCCCCGCACCGGTCCGACACGCCGCCACAACTCGCGGGCGTTTTCCGCTTTCCTGGCCTTGTCGATCTTCGAACGGCGTTCGCGCTCCCGCGCCCGTTCCTCCGCCCGTTCCTTGTCCCGTTCGATCCGGCGGCGCTCCTCGGCCGTCAGCGCGCGGCGGGCCGGATAGCCCAGAATTTCCTCACGCGCGAACCGGAACGCCTCGGCCTGGTCGCAGCCGCGCACCAACATAATCAGATCGATCATCGACCCGCTTTGCCCGGTCGGATCGCCCTCGAAATCCCGGTACCGTCCCGCCTTGGCGTGCGATCCGACATAGACGCAAAACGAAGTACCCGGCGCACCATGCGGCCCGCCACAGCGCCATTGCGTCGCGGTCTGGCGCCACTGCGCCCCCGGCATGACGCGCCCAAGGACCGTTTCCACGCGATCCGCCAGCATTTCCCGGATCTGTTGCGCTGTCAGGTCGCCGTCTTTCGCCCGATCCGTCATTGCCCGGCCGCCTTCCTCATAGTCAGCAGCACATCCGGCCGGATAAGGTGACCGCCCAGCCAGGGCGCGCCCGGCGGGTGCAGGCGATCGTAAAGGTGCCAATGATAGTTCGTCTGCCCGCCAGTCGGTTTAATCCCGCGCCCGCCTGGCGGCATGGAGGGTCGGCTGGACAGCACCCAGACCCGGGCCAGGGGCAAGCCCTCGGTAAAGTCCAGATATCGATCCTCCGACGCCAGAAAGCTTTCGGTGACGACCGCCGCGACATAGCGCCGGGTGAGTGTCAGCGCATGGCGGATAAAGTCGATCGCAAGAACGCCTCTGTCATAGGGCGGATTGAAAACGAAATCCGCGACACCGGCCGCGCCGCGCGGAAGATCCGTCATGCCGAGAAAATTCCCGACCCGATCCAAGGCGATGTAGCCCCGATCCCGAAGATCCATTGAAACGACGTCATAACCGAACGACGACGCCGATTTCGGGATATTCCCCGACCCAGCGCAGGGATCGCAGATCAGCGGCGCGAAATCGCGAAATGCCGCGAACAGCAATGCCGACACCCAGGGCTCATCGACATACCAATGATCCGGCTCACGCACATATCCGCTTTCCTTGAACAGGTGCCCGCGATCTTCAGTCCCCATAAGCGCCTCCGTCGGCCAGACCGGCACGGGAACTCTCACAAATTATAACTTTTTGTGCGATTTTTCGCTTGCCGCAACCCGCACTAAAAGTTATGGTTTGTTTCATCGGAAGCGAGGAAACGACATGCAAATCGAATTCACCAAAACCGCCGCCAAAGGCCTCCGGAAAGCGCCGAAGCATGTCGCGACCGCTATCCTGGACAAGCTGGCCGATATCGCCCGCACCGGCGCCGACGCCAGCCGTCACGACGTGGTTCGGCTTTCGGGCCGGGACGGCTACCGCCTGCGGGTTGGCGCATGGCGCGCGATCTTCACGGCGGACGGAACGGTTCTGATGGTCTTGAATGTCGCCCCGCGCGGCGAAATCTATAAACGCTAAGGAGTCATCGAAATGGCCAAGGTACAAATCATCCACGACGCCGACGGACGCCCGGCCTTCGCCGTGATTCCGATTGACGAGTATCGCGCCGCCTTCGGCGACCCGGACCCGGCCGGAACCGCCGCAACGGACGAAGAGCTGTTTGACGCCGCCATGGCGGAGCGCAGCACCGGCGAGGAAACGATCCCGTTCGACGTGATGCGCCGCATGACCGCCGGCGAGGCCCCGCTGAAAGTGCTGCGCCAATGGCGCGGATTGACCCAGGCGGATCTCGCCGCCGCAATCGGCGTCACGCCGAACTATATCAGCCAGATCGAGCGCGGGACGGGCAAGCGCCTGTCTCGAAAACTCGAACCGCGCGCGGCCGAGGCGCTGTCCATCGACCTGGACTTGATCCGCGATGCGTGACGGCGCCCGGATCGGCGCGACGCGATGCTGGCGATACCGGAACATCATTCCAGGGCCCTTGAAACTGCGGTTGAACAAACGACACGTACCGGATCAACGATCCCAGGGCAGCAGACGGGCCGGCGGATGACTGATCGGGTTCAGGGGCGCGTCCATGCAGGATCTCCTTTAGCGGTGACAGGCGCCGGCGGCAGATCCGGCAGGATGGGCGCGCGGCCCGGTACGATGGTGCAGTAGATCAGCGCCGCGACGCACAGACAGACGACCCAGGCTTCGTCATCGATCCGCATCGCCTTAAAACTCCCCGTCTGGATCGCCGTACCACAGATCGTCGCCCTGACGGCGCGCGGCCATCCGGCGTTCGCCCGCCTCGGCCTCGACCCGGCGGTAAACGCCGATCCAATCGCGGCGCGGCGCACCGTCGGCATACGGACAGGCATCTATCCCCGTCGAGGCATTGGCGCAGGCCATCGCATGCAGAATGCGCGCGGCGCTGTTGGAAGGGTCGGCCCGGCAGGCGCTTTCCAGATCCGCAAGCGGCGTACTGGCCGACAGGACTGCAGGCGCGCTATGTGCAGACGCGCCGACCATCAGAGCGGCCCCTTCCCCAGGGCGAAATTCAGATCGGCGGAAAGGGTCAACAGTTCGCGCGGCCGCGCGACGATGGTGAAGCGGCGGCCGACGCGGTCCCGCGCCGATACCTGGAACGTCATGGCGTCATGGCTGGCATATTCCGCGCCCGTGCGCCGCGACCGAACCGCCAGGTCGCGGCCGGTCGACGGGGAGATCACCAGATCCACAGCGTCGGGAAGACCGCGAAAGAATTGCAGGCGGATCGCCCCGCCCTCCCCCGTCACGATTGGCACCGGCAGGGTCATACCGAAACCTCACGGATATTGCGCAGGACACGGGAAACCGGCGGACGAATATTCAGGCGCCCGGACGGCCCCCGGCGCAGATCGATATCGGCCGCTTGCAACGTCCCGGACATTTGCGCGGCGGCGACCAGGGTGAAAACGCCGGCGACGGTCAGCGCCCGGAGCGCCGCCCCGGCCCGCGCCATCCCCGTTCGCCGATCCAGATTGCGAGAATGGTCAACCCCATCGACAGCCGGTTCAGCACCGACGCCGCCCCCGCCACAATCCAGGCCAGGCGTTCCGACGCGGTCAGACGGCGCGGCGCCGTTCCGGTCGCGGCCCATTCCGAGCGTCGCATAAAATTCCTCCAGATCCCGTTTGATTTGCGCGGTTTCGAGCGCGACCCGCTCGACCCGGTCGATCAGCGCCAGATCCGGCGCGTCCATCAGCGGCCCATAAAGCACGTCGAGAATGGTTTGCCCCCAGACCCGCACCATGCCCTGAACCTGGGCCGGGCCGGGATTGTTCCCGGCCTTGTATCCGTGCGCCGTGCGGACCTCACAGCCCAGCATTCGCGCCAATTCCTTGGCGGACCACTGCCCAAACCATTCCTTGCGGCGACAGGCGAGTAATTCCTCGACCTGGTCGAGGGTCATCGTGTCGATCACCGACATGGCACCCCCTCCCCGACTGGGTCACGATCGCGGCATGACACAAGGCCCGCACCCCAGACGCCGCCGCGACGCGGCAACCCGCCCCGCCCGGCTGAGCCGTTATCCGAGACGGCGCTCACCAGGGTATGGACAGCATCCGAAATCCCGGTGCATCCTGGCCCCGCTTTCGACCAAAACACGAGCCGCCCGACATGGGGATAACCGCCGACATTCTCGCCATCCTGGACCGAATTCCCGTCTGGAAGCGCTTGCGCGGACTGGACGGACGGATGGAGCGGCTCGAAGAGCGCGTTGCGACGCTCGAAGCTGCGCTGCGCGCCGCCGCGAACGCGCCGCGCCCCCCGACGAACCCGTGCAGTCGCTGCGGAAAAGAGACAAGGATCCTCAGGATCGGCCGCGGACAGGGCGAAACCGGCGCGCCCATGGAAGCCGTGGTGTGGTGCGACAATTGCGAAACCGACGAAATCCGGCCGTACCGCGCGCCGCCGGCCCTGCGCTGACGGGCCTACCGACGGGTAACCCGCTTCGGCCAACCGTCCGGCGGCGCGCGAAGCGGATGCCTCTCCGCCCAAGCGGCGTTCTCGAGCAGCTTTGCGGCCAGATGCCGGGCGGCGGCCGGATGCAACCCCGACACCACTTCCAGTCTGTCCTCTATGCCTGTCCCCTGGGTGAGACGCACCTCGACCCGACCGTTGGATGCATCCGCCCAGACACTGATCTGGACATGGCTCACCGTTCTGCACTGCACCCCGTATGGCTGCGGTTTCCAATCGTATTCCGGCGAATTCAATTCGCGGTTCGTGGAGCTCGGATCGTATTTCGGAGCATCTGGTTCCTGTTCGGACATAGCCCGTACCCTTTCCTTGGTTTGTCGTCTTACACATCGGCCACCCCCGATCGGTCGGCGAACGCGGCATCGGCGAAGATGGTTTCGGAAAGATCGAGCCCGGCGGGATCGCGGCGCATAAATTCCTCCGCCTTCTCGATCGACCGAAAACTGACCCCACGCCCGCGCGCCAGGTTCGCCAGAAACTTCGGATCGCCGGTCGCCTCCCGGCTATACGGCGTGACATCCAGGCCCAGGGCCCGCCGATGCGCGTCGAGCGACCGCAATATTTTGTGGCGTATCGTCATGGGCACTAACAAAAGTGTGATTTTACCCATTCGTCAATGGGATTTTTCACATCTTACCTAAACGACTGAAAAATCGCAGTATTTAGGCATGAAAGCGCGAGACCTCACTCACATGCCACCGTTAGCGCGTGAAATTTACCGTCGCATGGTGGCAAAAAAGTCTACCCAGAAGCGGCTGGCAATCGCCGCCCAGCTGTCAGACACCTATTTGCGGGATCTGTTTGACGGCCGGAAGCAAAGCGTCACCGTCGACAAGCTTCAACGTATCGCCGAAGAACTTGATTGCACTGTTGGCGAGCTGCTCGGGGAGAAGCCGACCATAACCGAGGACACTCGTGCCCTGGTTTTTCGGCTTACCCTTGAATTTCTAAAAGTCTTCCGCGATGGAGAGCAACCTGTTCCCCCGGACGCGTCGGATTACGATCTCGAGATCATTGCAAAAGCATTCGCCGACGGCGCGCTACAGCAGAAGGCGCCGGACCCTGACAAGCTACGCCAGACCGTGAAACACGCGATCGAAGAAGTGAACGATCTGCAGTCACTCCGCGGCCGCTAGTCCTTCTCTATCCAGTAGAAAGTCGCGAATTGGCCTGGGCTGAGCAAAGTCAAATCCCTCACCCAATCCGATAGACGGACATGCGCCGATGTGCGCGTGTCCACATCCTTTACATTGTAGAAGCCCTGCGCCCCATCCGGCCAATCGATCTCCCCGTCAACATAACTTGCTACCGTTCGGAGCTCGATCGGCTGGCGCAGATCGTTATGGAGAACAATTCGATAGGAAACGTCTCTAGGGTCGAACCGCGCCGTCGGCACCACGCTCGCCACCGCGTCCTTAAGGGCTTGTTGCCCTTCATCGGGGAAGTACAGATTAAATTGCGAGGATCCGTCGGACGCGCGTGTACTCAACAATACGCCAACCCCCTGATAGCTGACGTCCGCCACCGTCGGGTTCACAATCTGAACCCAAAATCGGACCCTTAGGAAAGTGGATATGCCGTTTTTCTCGCACCAACCTGGACGATCAGCATCGAGATCAAGCATTTGCCCCAACGTCGGAAGCAACTTTTCGACTTGCGCGGTACATTTTTCAACGCCCATCAACACTTCCGACGCATACTCGGCCTGAACCTTGCCGCGCGCTTCGGGGTCGGCAATTACATCCTGCATGTCCCGTGAATAGACATGAAAGGCGACCTCGTCCTTACATCCGGCCAATCCGGCCGCCACTACAATTGAGCCGATCAAACTAATCAAAAATCTGAACATTTGCCCCTCCCCGTCCCGATCCGGTACCACAAACACCGCGCTTCCGATTAAGCCTGCACCGCGGGCGTAGACCCCAACCGGTTCGCCAAACCGATATTGTGGCGAGAGACCCACCGTCCGACGAAGAACACGTCGACGAACACCCATATCGCGACCACGGCCCAAATCAGAAGGGCAAACACCGTCGTTCCTCCGGCCGCTTCCGCCGCCGCATTGTCGCCGGAGATCGACGCCGCCATGCCGCCGGCCAATGACACGATCATGACAATCAGGGCCCCTACACCGGCGAACAACTGCAACAATCCGGACTTTGTCTTTCCGCAATAGAACCGGTGAATCCCCAACCACCCCAGAAAGAACCACAGGACATAGCCCAGCCCTGCTGACTTCTTCTGAGCATCGTACTGCATCATTTCCGCTGACATAGCACTCCCCCTCATTGATTTTTCTACACGATACACCCTTTACGATACATCCACCCAAAACGCGGCGGCAAGAAGGTTCTGCTAAATATTCGGGAATTCTAAAAATTATTGCACCAGTTACGAGCCTGTGTTTCGCTACCCGGAACGCGGCAATATTTGGCAGCGCCGCACTTTCTGGGGGCATTTTTGTATGGCGGATATTTGGAGGGATCCGGCGCGGCTGCGCCGGTCGGTTGGCTTTCATGCCGCGCTCATCGGCGAAACGGTCGACCATGTTGGAGAAACAGCGGGAATTGGCTCGACCCGGTTCAAAGCGATTTTGAAAGGAACGGAGACGATCACACCCTATGAGGCGCTTCGCCTAGCCATAGCCCTGGAAATTACGCCAGACCGCTTGTTTGCCGAACCAGGCCAGGCCCCCGCCCTCCCCGCGTCCGGGATAAAGCTCTATCGACGGATCGCGAATGCCGTTCGCACCTCAGAAGACGACGCATGCTAATCCGCGCGGCGGCCAACCTGGACACGGCGTTAACTCCAGCCGGCGACGAGGTGCGCGTTTACTGGATCGGTGACAGTGGACCCCCGGTAAGCGTTCCCCAAAGCGTCATACGCACAAACCCGCTTTATCCATTTGCCCTGCGCGATCTGGGAACGCCATTCCGACAGTTCGCCTGGGTGCGGCTGCACCGGTTTTTGAGTGGCTGCGAAATCGCCTTTGATCTCGAACGAGTATCGGATCGGGCCCTTTCTAATGCTCTGAGTTTGAGGCGCCAATTCAACGACCCTGGGTCAACGCGCATCCGGTACCGATATGGCGGCGCGTGGGCTCGCGAACTCCATCCGGACCCACGATCAACAGAGACCAGACTAGAGACGCTAATGACATGGGCATCGATTAGGACGCTTGGCGCATTGCGTGAACAAGAACTAGATCCCTCTCGACCGGCGGCTTTGTCTCGGGATCTACTGAATGGCTGGCGCGTCAGAAATGGCCGAACGCTTCCCGATGCGACCTCAATTCTATCGGAACTTCGCGATCACAGGCGCGTTTCAGTATTCTGCCTTTCTGAAGACGGAACGGGCGACCTGCCCGCCTATGTTGGGCGCCGGTCTCCATTGGCGGCGATATTCGGGCGCGATTGGGCCCAGAAGCCCGGCGCCCTACCCGACCAATCGTATGAAGCCGCCGCCCAGTCGCCCTATGCTACGGCTCGATATGAGCAGAGCCCTCAAAGCGACCGCGTACTGGCGGCGATTCAGACAATACTGTTCCCCGAACCAATCTGGATTCGCTATGACCGGACCATCGCCCCTGCGGCAGGCCCCGGCTTACCGGTCATTTGCGCGACGACCATCCTGAAAGGACCGGCAAGCCCCATTCCATGATCTCCCCGGCCAGGTGCACGAGATCCGCGTCGGTAATTGCGACAATCCACTCATTCCGAGGGATATCAGGCGGCGCAACTTCCCAACGCATCGCGCCCGGCTGCATCCTGGTGTAACCCCACCTCGCCGCAAGGCCCGTCAGCACCTTACGCGGCTCAACAATGCCGTAGATAGTGTTTGGGGCCCAGTAATGGGCGGCGAGAAACAGTCCAATTTTGGGAAGTATATCGCTTAGGTGAGCCTGCAACCCTACACCGCCGGCACCACGTTCAATCCATAGGTCTCCGTGATAAGCCACGCGACCACCCCGCTCGAGCGCGGCCGGTGCGGTCGTGAATGGTTCTGCAGGCAAGGAACCGTCGGCCGCGTCCTGGTGGTAGCGAAGCCAAAATCCAGCGAGGTCGTCGGCGGCGGTGCCCGCAAGCATTTTCAGCCTGAAAGCCTGGCGGTGCATTAATACGCCGTTCAGTCGGCCCGCCAGAAACAAAAAACCGCCCGGCTCCACACCTTCGAAGGGCGCGCCGGGGACACAATCACCCTCATGACAGAGTGACCGGTATTCTTCGATTGTCTCTCCGTAGTGGATTATAACGCCACGTTCTTTGGCGGCCCCTCTGAGGGTCTCGAACGCTTCCTGAATGATGGTCAAAATTGAAACTCCCCAATGCCTTTAACCTGTTTATCGTGCGGTATCATAATCTAGCAAATCTCCTATGGTGTGTTTTTTCACACTTTTAATATTGACGGTGTGATTTTTCCCATTATGCTCTCCACTACCTACACAGGAAAGGGAGAGATTTATGCCACACCCAACTGACATTCATGTCGGCCGCATCGTTCGCGAAACCCGTGTTGCGCGGGGGCTGAGCCAGACGGAACTTGGCGAGCGCCTCGGCGTCAGCTTTCAACAGGTTCAGAAATACGAGAAAGGGACCAACCGGATGGGGGCCAGCCGCCTGCTGGCGACCGCCAACATCTTGAACGTCCCGGTCGCGGCGCTGTTCGAAGGGTTGGGCGAGGCGCGGCCGGTGCAGGCGAACGGCAAGCCGCCCAGCCGCCGGGCGATCGAAATCGCCACCATCATTGACGCCATGCCGGCGAAGAAGCGGGCGGCCTTCCTGACAATCGTCGATTTTTCCGAGACCGGCCGGGACGGCACGCCAGACGCCCCGGCCGTGATGGCGGAGAGCGCCGGCGGACGCGACCGGAGCGGCTTGACCGCCGCGTCCCAGAGCACCGCGCGGGTCGCGTAACATGCGCGCCCTGCCCGCCATCCCGACCGCGCGCCGTACCGCCATGGTGCGGCGCGCGGTCACCGCCGCCGGCTTGGAAATCCTGCGGAACGCGATCAACGCGCCCGGGAAGTATCAATCCGGCAACACCTACCTGGACCACAACACCCGGCAGGCCGTGCAACGCCTGGAAGGGTCCGGCCATCTGGACGGCCGAGGCGCGGTCACGCGCAAGGGTCACGAAATCCTGCGGCAGGCGGAGCTGGGCGATATCGGCCGCGAACGGCATTCGCGGGCGGGTGGCGCATGAGCGCGCCGGAAACCTCCCGGCCCGGGCCGAACGAAACCCGGCGCGGCTTCACTGACGGGTCGACCCTGATCCTGTGCGGCGGGCATTGGGCCGTCGCCTGCGGTCCGGACTTCGCCGGCAACGACCCAAACGCGCCCAGCCAGGCCGCCGCGGCCGCCGCGATCCGAAATTCGGCAATGCGGGACACCGCGCGCGGCTGACCCGCCCCAATCCGACATTGGAGAGAGACCATGAATGCAATAAAAGCCCGGACTCCGTCCGACACCCCCGAACAACCGGCTTTGGATTGGGACGCCGTCCGCGGCCGAACCGCCGAAATCGTCAAAATGCACGGAAGCCAAGGCGCCGCCGCCAAGGCCGCCGGGATCGATCAGGGCAATATCAGCAAGTTTCTGAACCGCAAACAGGACACGATGCAGGTCGCGGTCTGCGACGCCCTGGCGCGCAGCGTGAAGCGATCGACGAATTGGCTTCTCTACGGGGCCGCGCCGGAATTGCCGGACCACGATTCCGGGACGCTGCGCCTGATACCCTGGCACAGCCTGACGCCGTCGCCGCTGAACCCGCGCAAGCAATTCGAGCCCGAGGCTTTGCAGGATCTGGCAAACGCCCTGCTGGCCCAGGCCCGGGACGGCGGCAGCGGCATCCTGCAGAACCTCGTCGCGCGGCCGCATCCGACGGCGGCCGGCAAGTTCGAAATTGCCGCCGGCGAACGCCGCTATCGCGCGGCCGGACTGAATATCGAGGGCGGGCATTACGGCGCGGATATCGCGATCCCGGTTCAGATCCACGGCCTTTCCGACGCCGAATTGCTGGGGATCGCCCTGTCAGAGAACCGCGACCGCCGCGACGTGCATCCGATGGACGAAGCGCGCGGTTATAAGGCACTGCAAGACCTTCTGCGCGCGGAATTCGGAACGGACGTACCGGCGGCGACCATCGCCGAACGGACCAAGGCCGACAAGCGCGTCATCCAATTGCGACTGGAACTGGTCGACAAACTGCACCCTGACGTTCAGGCGGCGCTAGAAGCCGACCGCCTGTCCCTGGCCCAGGCCCGCGCGCTGACCGCCGCGCCGCACGAATTCCAGATCAACGCGGTGCAATTGATCGCGCAGAACCATTACGACTATCGGACGGCCGAGCAGATCAAGACCGCGCTTAAGCGGTCCCTGATCCCGGTTGGATTGAACTTCTTCCCCCTCGACGCCTGGACCGGGCTGATCCGGACCATCGAGGACAAGGACTATTTCGAAGACCGCGCCCTGTTCGACACGATGCAGGCCGCCGCGATCGAGGCGAAGGAGAAAGCCCTCGCCGAGAAGTGGGGCGGCGGCGTGATCGTTCACGACAACAGCAGCAAAGGCTCGCGGTACTTCGACGACTGGCCGAAGACCCAGGACAAGGCGACAGGCTGCGCGATCATTCAGATCGACTATTCCGGCCGCGTCACCGTAATCGAAGGGCGGGTGAAGCCGACCGAACCGGCGAAGCTGACCGCCGCCCTGCCCGCGCCGGCAAAGGACGGGGACGGACCGGCTGAGGCGCCGCGGGATCTCTGCACCAAGGGCCATTTGATCCACGCCCGGAAACGCAAGACCGAAGCGATGCAGGACGCCCTGGCGCAAGATCCTCACCTGGCGATGCGCGCGGTAATTCTGGCGCTGTTGGGCGGCACCGACGCGGTGAAGATCAAGCGCGAGGAGAAATGCGCCGACGACGACGTCTCTGCGCCCGGGCCCGCCGCCACGGTCGAAAGATACCGCGCGCGCCTTGGGGTGCCGGTCGACCGATACAGCCGGGACAGAATTTCATCGGACAACGAGGGTACGGCCTGGCGGCGGATCATGGGCTTGACCGTTGCCGAAACGAAAGAGCTGTTCGCCGCCCTGGTCGCCCTGCGGATCGGCTCGCATAACGAATATCAAACGGATTTCGGCGACAGGCCTGGGTCGCTTGCGATCGCGCACACTTTGGGCTTGGTCGGCGACGAAGCGGGCCGAGGACTGACCCTGCGCGCCGGCGATGGCGAGCGGCCGGGCGATTTGGACGGGTTGCGCACCTTTGGATATGAGCGCGCGGGGACGGAAATCGGCCTGCAATCGATACCCGGCACCGGCAAGAAAATCCGTGAGGCGATCGAACTGCGCGCCGGCCTGACCGAATGCCCCCAGGCGGATATCGAACGCCGCCGGGACTATGTTCTGCCGACCTTGCGCTTCGGGACACCCGATACGGTCAAGGCCGCTTTCGCGACCGGCGCCAAGATCCCCGCGCCAAAGTCGGACGACGTACCCGACCCGGCGTCCGCCGCCGCGCCGCCGGCGGATCGAAGCGAGGCAACCGTTGGGGACGCGAACGCCGTTCGCGGGACGGTTTTCACCCGCGCGCTGTTGAAGGTGTGCCACCACATCGGCGGCCGTGTACCGGCACGGCCGGCGCACAACCCCGCCCTTTGCATCCACGACTTGCTCGACGACCTGCAATTCAGCGATGTGATCCGCGCCCTGGAGATCGAGGCCGGCGACGTCGACATGACCGAGGCCGAACGGGAAGCCATGACCACGCTCGGCGATCTGGCGGGATGGCTTGCGCCGCATCTGCAGGGCGAGGACGCCGGACGATGACCGAGGCCCGCCGCTTCACCGATCTGAGCGCCGGGGATTTGGACGCCTATGACGACGATTCCTTGCGCCTGTTTGTCCGCCTGCAAACAGCGATGATCTTGCCCTATTCCGCGGCGGGCGACGGTTTCGACCGCGCCGCCCGCGCCTGCCGGCCGCTTCTGGACGTCCTGGATCGGCGCGCCCCGGACCTGGCGCAGAACCTGCGGCGGGCCGGCGGCGAGATCCGCGCCTGGCGCGCGCGGACGGGACGCTAGGCCTCCCGCGATGCGCATCCGCCGCCCCAAACCCGAACCCGTCACGATCGAGCGCATAGATCGGGCCCTGGGGCATTTGGCGCAGATCATCGAGACCCACGGGACCGGCGCCGGCGGCGGATTGCTGTTGATTTTCGAACGGCTACTGAAAGACCGCGCCGACCTGCTGGAACAAGACGGCCTCATGAGCGAGGTCGCGCGCTACGCCCTTCTCTCGAAACAAGGATAACCGATGACCGACGCGCCATCCCCGACCGTCATTTTCGCCAGAACCGGCTCGGTCGACGTCCGGTCGCCGGACGGAACCACCCGCGCCGGCCGCTACCGCCAGGACCGCGCGACGAAGTGTTTCGTCTTCACCGCATGGGACGGCCACGAACGCACCACCTGGCGCCTGTCCCTCCTGAGACCCGACGCGATTGCCGCGGCCGGCCGACGAGAGTCAGGCGGATCGCAACCTGCCCAACAACCATTGACCACGGAGATATGACCAATGAGCGCGATTGACGATATCGCGGCGGAGCGCCGCCGCCAGATCGAGGTCGAAGGCTGGACGCCGGAGCACGACGCCAAATACACCGACGGGGAGCTCTCCGTGGCCGCTGCGGTCTATGCAGTCGGGGCCGCCACCGAAGACTCGCATTCTTGGGCGATTGAGGCCGCGAGCAAGGGCACCATCAAAGACAGCACCCCATGGCCCTGGGATTCATCCTGGCACAAGCCAACCACACGGCGACGCGACTTAGTGAAAGCGGCCGCACTACTTGCCGCTGATATCGACCGCATGGACGCCGAGACAGCCGGGTCCGTTGAGCGCTCGGAGGACAGCAATGTTTAACCCTGCGTCTGAACAGCCAGCGTCAATAGTTGTGGACCTAGTTGGGGACCAGGGGATCTGTGCCGTCCGTGGGCCTTACTACTTTTTCGGCTTCCGCGCCGCGACCGTAGACGAAGTCTGGCTATACCGGATGCAAAATCAGGAACCAGGACGACGTGAGGTCCACGACCCGTATTCGTCGCCCTCACCGGCCCCGCCATCGCCGCCCTGCGCGTACGGTGAAAAGAGATAGACCATGATGCCGAAGCCGATCGGCGAATTTCCCCTCGACGCCGACACGTCGACCGAATGCTACGCCGTCTACAACGCCTGCAACGGATGGTCGATTCTCGACTGGCCGGAACACCCCGAAGACCTCCGAACCAGCCGCGTCTGGACGCACTGGCTGCACCTGCCGCGCCCGGACGAGGAAATGTCCCTTTCTGACCGGGGAGGAAACGATGCTTCGTAAACTCATTAGCTGGGCAGTCGAACGCTTTTACCCGAAGCACTGCTTTTACGGGCGAGAGTTCCTTGGGGACGCCTACGAGGATTACACCACCGATGACCTCCCGGTGAAGCTGTCCCTTTTCCTGTGCAACTCGCTGACGCGCCTTGGGCGGCTGCAAGTCGGGGATACGCTGACGATGGATTTTGGGGAAACCTACGACAAAGACGGGCCGGTCGGGTCTTACACTGTGACGATCAAGATGACGGCAGCCGGGTCCGTTGAATGCCAGCCCTCCGACGACGAGAAAGGTACGAGGAAATGATGCGCTGCTATGATGTGACGTTCACGACAGAAGAACGCAACGGCCTCGTCGGCTGGCAAACGGTTGAGCGGGTTTTCACCTGCTCGGCACGGAGCGCATCGGCTGCGCGCGCGGAATTTGCGCGGCACCTTCAAGATGCCTGGAACTGCTCGTTTAAACAGGCTTTGCAGACGGTCCGCAGCGTCCGCCTGAACCACGTGCCATCTAGCGAAGGTTATGACGTGCTCGAACGGCAGTACGGAAAGCGATTCAACGTCGGCGACCGGGTTCAGATAGCACCGGGGGAAGGGTCTGCTTCCGGCATGGTCGGCACTGTCGCCTACCCAGGCGGGCCAACGGTCCACGTTCACGTTGCCCTTGATGGTCGCCCTGATTCACGCCCCGCGATCTTCCACCCGATGAGCGTGAATCAAATGTCCGACAACTGCGAGGGAAGCAAATGAGCAACTGTCAGACGTGCCGTCATTGGGAACGGTCGATAGGCGTCTCGGACGGCGAGGGCGTCTGCCGATGGGGGCCACCTTCCCCGCTACGCCTCGGCGATGAGGTTGTTTTCTATTTTCCGGAAACGCTTTCCATTGACCGGTGCAACCAGCACTCGCCCCGCGCAACCGGGTCCCGCAACTGCCAGGAGGGTGATGATGCCTGACGACCTGTTTTTCAGCGGCGGTGCCGTCATTTCGGATTGCGATCTCTACCGCTACCGGCTCTTTCGTCGGTGGAGGCAGGAAGATCGAGGCGGCGTTCTGTTCATCATGCTCAACCCGTCCACAGCGGACGACAGCGTTGACGACCCGACAATCCGGCGCTGCACCGGGTTCACGAAGGCTTGGGGGTATGGCGGCTTTGAAGTCGTCAACCTTTTCGCCTTCCGGGCGACAGAGCCAGACGAACTACTCAACGCCGACGATCCAATCGGGCCGGAGAACGACGAACACATCCGGGACGCGCTCGCATATAGCGACTTCGTCGTATGCGCCTGGGGCGCTCACAAGATGGCCGAGTCGCGAGCCGCCGCCGTCCTACGGATCATCCGGGAACAGGACAGGGTTCCACACTGCTTGGGTGTGACGAAATCCGGTGCGCCGAAGCATCCTCTTTACATCGCCGGCGACACGACGCCGGCCCTGTATTCGTCCGACAACTGCCAGGAGGCGGAACAATGAGCCTGATCCAATCGACATGCCCTAATTGTTGCTGCGTCCTCGAACGCGAGATCGAGCGGCTGCGCGCTGAGCTAGACAACCTGTCGGGCGCAGCGCTCGCCGCGAAAAACCCGCCAGCGAGGCTCTGGAACAGGGCAGAGAAGGCTTTCGTCGACTGCGCAACCGGGTCGGGCAAATGCACCAAGGAGAACGGCGATGGATAACTTCGAACTGGAAGATGTACGGCACACACTCGCGCGCCTGGGCCTCACAGACGATCAAGCGCATGCCGTAGCCTACGCGGTCTATGTTCCGCTCGCACGGCGCATCGAAAGGCTGGAAGCGTCATCGCCGGAATGTTTCGACGCGGCCAGACCAATCAACCGGCATGGTGGCGATTTCCGTGACCATCCGAGGACCGAGCAGCAGGATGAACGCTAATGTCGGGCAAATGCGCGGAGAAAAGACAGTGACGAAATACGATGGCCCGCCACCGGAAGAGACAGTCCAGTCCGCAATCCGAATGTTCCAGGCCGGCCTGCGGCAGGACGCGGCGGCGGATTACATTGTGACGGGGGAGGTGTCCCTCGACTGGTGCCCATGTTGCGGCATCAACGTTCGGATCGAGGATCAGGACGGCAACTACATTGCCAAGTGGATACTGACCGACAGCGAAGCTCGCCGGTTCCGCAGTGGTCTCGGCCGCGTACTGAAGGAGCGGAAGTGGCTTATGCCGAGCGACACAGCGCGCCAGGCCCTGCAAGACCGGCTTGAGGCCGCAACCATTGGCAAAGAGATACCCGAGAAGGACGGGTCTGGTACGGCTCGCGAGGCCCCCAGCACCCAAGGGGAACGTGTTCGGCAACGCCTTTCGTGTGGGCGACCGGATAGTCGTAGGGGCTCAGCCCGCCCGTCCGCACCACTAGGAGGCGGCTCGATCGAGCCGGACGCGGAACGCGAGCCGCCTCCGCTTGGGTCCGTTTCTGACAGGGAGGGCAAGAGCGATGGTGTCTGACAACCGACTTGGCGCCAAACACCGGATGGCGCTCCTGGCAATCGGAGCAGTGGCCTTCGCGGAGAGCGACATGGTGCGGCCTGTTTCGGATGCCGAGATGCTCGGCGAGCCCGATCTGGAACCGGAACCGGACCCGATGGGTCAGGCGGACAAGGACGCGCTCGCGAAGGCCGAAGCCAAACGCCAGCGACGCCGGGCGAAGCGGCTGCGAGACATGGCAACCGGGTCCGACAAATCGTCGGAAGGAAATCACCCTCAACCCCAAGTCGGACGTGGGATTGAGCCGAATACGGACGCCGAAGGGAATCACCTCTAACGCGGCCTTGAACACAACGGCCCGGCGCTATGGCCGGGCGCGAACGTATGGAGAAATGAAGATGCCGATTTGTATCTATCACGGAAATTGTGCAGACGGCTTCGGCGCTGCATGGGCTGTGCGGGCGGCGGGCCGCGGCGATATCGAATTCCACGCCGGACACTACGGCCAGGAGCCGCCCGATGTTTTCGGCGAACAAGTCATCATGGTTGATTTCTCCTACAAACGTCCTGTCCTGGAGAAGATGGCGGAGAGCGCCGCGTCGATCCTGATACTGGACCACCACAAGAGCGCGGCGGATGATCTGGCGGGCTTCCCCGCACCGCCCGGCAAGCAACCCGATCTGGCCGGGTGGATGCCGACGAAAGGTGTCTACGCCGAATTCGATATGTCGCGCAGCGGCGCAGGTATGGCATGGGATCACTTCCACACCGGCCCTCGCCCCGACCTGATCAACCATATCGAAGACCGCGATTTGTGGCGGTTTCATCTGGAAGGGACGCGGGAGATCCAGGCGTGCGTTTTCTCGCACCCCTATGACTTCGAAGTCTGGGATGCGCTCATGGCAACGCCGGTCGACAAGCTACGCGCCGAAGGCCGGGCTATCGAACGGAAGCACCACAAGGATATCGCGGAGTTGCTGAACGTCGCGAAGCGCAGGATTTCCATCTGCGGCCATGACGTCCCGGTGGCGTCGCTGCCCTACACCCTGTCGAGCGATGCCGGGCACGCGATGGCGAAGGGCGAGCCGTTCGCGGCCTGCTACATGGACACGCCGGACGGTCGGGTGTTCTCCCTGCGGTCTGCGGAAGATGGCCTAGACGTATCGGAAATCGCCGTCCAGTTCGGCGGCGGCGGGCACAAACACGCCGCAGGCTTCGAAGTCCCGCGCGACCACGATCTCGCCCGGGCATAAAGGAGCGTTTTGATGCGGTTCCCGTTCAACATCATCCGCGTTCCAAGCCGAGGCCTATCGCTCCACCGGGACGGATACTACGGACCTTGCCTGATCCATGTCGGGCCGTGGCTGCTGAACTGGTGCGGGTTCTCCCGCACTGACGATCAACCGGGCGAATGCCCTTTCTGAATCGAGATTCTAACCATGCCCCTTGCCGAACTACCGAAGAATGGCGACCGCGTTCGGATTACGGCGGGACCGCGAGCAGGGACCATCGGGACTTTCATAGGAGTAGGCACCGTTACGACGGGCGGAAAGCGATGCTGCACGGTTATGTCGGAGGACGACAACAAAGCGTTGTGCTGGATCGAAGCGATCACCGACGTTCAGATAATCAGATAGGAAGATGATCACCTTTCCGGAATTTACCAATGCGGGGCGTGCTGTCCTGGCCAACTACCAAGGAACGACAACATGGATATCGACAAGATCAGGCAAGAGTTGCGCGAGGAAAAAGCCGAGCGGATCAGTTACCTGCGCGCCGCTCGCGATGCGTTGGAGCAGGCGCGCTACAAGGATCTAATCACAGACCACGAGGACATCTACAATGCGGCGATCGACGATCTGCAAAGAAGCATCGATGAGCTAATTCCCGCCGCATGAGAGATCAGAAGGTGAGCCCCGTAAACGAGATCCGATCCAACCACACCTTTTTCTGCGCCAGGCTCGGCCCGGCGCCATAACGCGGACGGTGATACTTGTGCCCCATCAAAGCGGCCTGGATCTTGTCCGGTGGCTCGACCGCCGTCAGGCGGTCCTCGAAACTATGGCGAAGCGAGTTAAGTGAATGGTTCTCGGTCGGGAGCATCGCGTGACCGCGCAGGAACTTGTTTATCGCAGCTGAGGCACTGTCCGCCGCCTCCCGGTACCGCGCCGTCCCGCCGGGCAGTGCCTCAGCGGCCGCGAGCGCCGACCCGACAAGCGGAATCTGTCGCCGCGTGTGCGCGACCTTCAGATCACGAAAGCGGTTCGGCCGGATATCGATATAAGGCACCGGCGCATCAAGGCGTATATCACCCGCCTCCGGATCGAGGCCACACAGCTCCCGATTTCGCGCACCGGTATCGGCCTTCATCCAGATCAGCCAGCGCGCATCAGCGTTCAATTCCATCAACGCCGGCGCCGTCAGTATCTTCTCCCGGATGAATTCCGCATCAAAAGGCTCGCGCGCCGCCTTGGATGCCTGAGGCACCGACAGGCGGCCGAACGGATTGTCGAGGCCAAGCCGGAGCTTGTCGTTCACCGTACCGAAGATCTTACGAAGATGGCCGAAATCCTTATTGGCCGCATTTCCGGTCAGGCCTTCGTCCTCGATCCTGGCAAGCCACCAGTCCTGAAAATCGAGCGCCTGACTACGATCAATCTGATCGAGCGTCGGCGTGCCGCAAACCGACCTGAAATTCCGCAGCGCCAACAAGCGAGGGTTTCTCCACCGCCGCAACTGATCCTCGCCATAGGACAGGCGCTCCGTCCGCGTCATCTCTTCGTACTTCTCGAAGGCACGATCGAGCGTCAGCGGTGGCTGGTCGACCGTTCCCATCAAAGCGGCCGCAACGAGACGCGACTGCGGCCGGACGGCGCCGGCAGACACGGCCGCCTCTATGCGATCGATCAGATCTTCGGTTGAAGCCATCGCGGCAAGGGCAGACGCCGACCGATACTCAAACCCGATCGTTCGGGCAAAGTGAACGGCCGCGTCAAACTCCTTTTCGCGATCGTCCGCGACCTCCGCAGCCTGGCCGGCACGAACGGCCGCCCATTGAGCCTCCACCTCCCTGTCCAGGGAAGCGGCCCTGACGACGGCCAGGTCACGAGACTTTGTCTTTAAGGATCGCTTGATTTGCTTCCGTCCGAGGACGCCGACCAGGTCGACCGGTACGCGCCGCCGATATTTCCAGACACCACCCTCAAGCACCAGGTGGTCTTTATCGTACCCCAT